TCATCGGGGCTTAGGGGCGCCGGTGTTCTCTGGTGGCAGCAGCTCAGACGCTGGCCGCCGGGCGGACCAGTCATCGAGTTCCGCGCGCAGCCAGCCAACGCGCCTGGCAGACAGCTGGCGTGGCTGGGGTATCTGGCGCTCACGCACCAGTTGTTCAAAGGAACTGACGCTCAGCGCCACGTAGGCTGCGGCATGCTCTCGGCCCAATACAGCGGGTGCGAAGTTCAGGATGATGTTCTTGGACATGGGCGTCCTCAATAAATGAGGCCAGCAACTGCTGGCCTTGTTGGTGGGTTTCCTCATTGCGGGAGGGGGCGCTTGTCGCGCCAGTTGTGTCGCTCCTTGCTTGCCAAGGTAAGGGTCCCGGGATAGCTTGGACGGGATAGCCGCGGCTGGCGTTCTGCAGCAGCAACGGGCATGCGGCCTGAGGTGGTTTGTAACCACGGAATACGGAAACAGAAATCCAGCCGCGGACGGTTCGAGGTGGCTTGCCGGGTAAGCCTAGCTGTAGGGCGATCTAGGTGGTGCGCTGTGCTGTATCCACGTGAGCACTGATGAGCGGGCAGGCCAGGCGCAGGATGACCTTGGCCAGCTGCCGTGCATGGGGCTGCTTTCGCGCATCCGGCGTGGCGTACACCCAGCGAGCGCACTCGATCAGCTTGGTTGCCATGTAGACCACGTCCTGCGTGGCGCGCTGCGGCTGGTCCCCGTTGTCGAAGAGCTGGATGCTGCCAGCCTTCGGGTAGGTGGCCAGCCAGCAATACAGCTTGGGCGGCACGCGGTAGCCGTTGGCGCCCGTGGGCTCTGTGCTGATGCACACGGTGGTGGCGAGCTGCGGGGCGCTGCGCTGGGGCGCGATGCTGTTGAGCGCGTCCAGGAGCTGGTGGCCATTGAGGGTCAGCGGGTGCTGCTGGGCCTGCGCGATGACGGCCATCTCGGCCGCCATCTCGTCGAGCTGGGATTCAGCCAGGTCCGGGCCCAACCTGGTGGCCAGGTAGTCGCGCAGCGCGCGGGCGGTGTCGTTGGTGGCGCTCATAGATTACTGCTTGATGCGGTGCTGGACCACGCGGCTGCCGAGGCCGCGCCATGGGTGATCGGGTGCGGGGCCGGAGTGCAGGGCCGACTGCATGCGCTGCTCGCCGGTCATGCCGGGCAGGACGTCATCGTCGTCATCGCCTGATAGGGCTGGCGCGGCCGGCGGCGGGGTATACGGGCGCTCGCCGGCGCCGTCCTGGTCCTCGATGAACGGCAGCGTTACGGAGCCCTTCATGACGGCGGCGAACTGGATCTCGACGCGGGCCGTGTCGATGATCTGCTTCGACACCTCGCACACCACGCGGGAGCGCTCAAGATCGACCTTTTTGTCCAGGTCGCAAAGCATTTCAAGCTGGTTGAAAAGATGGCCGCGCAGGTGGCCGATATTCTTTGTGCTCATTGCTTCTCCTGGTTGATGGAACGTTGTTGGCATTCGACTCGCAGCGAATCGATGATGCTGTTTGCGCAAGATGCGATCGCGCGGGCCCGGTCAATAGGAATATCTTTTTCGCGCAAGGCATCAAGCGCCGTTTTAATTTTGCTTGTGGCCTCGGAAATCTCCGCATTGGTGACTGAATTCATTTGTTGGTGCATTGACGATCTTTCTTTAATCCCATTCGAGAGGCCATTGCGTTAATTGCTCGCCTTGATCGGCCAAAAAATAGAGCCAGTTCTTTGTAGTCAGTATTCGGATAGATTTTGGCCAACTGCACTTTCTCTGGTTCGGGCCAGTCGTTCATATTTCGAGCGGGTGGGAGTTCCATCCTTATGCGTTTGTGCTCTACGGCGCGTCGAGTCCGGCCAAGAGCCTTGGCAAGCTCAACGAGCGTTTGCGTAGAGATATTTTTTTCGAGATATTCCACCTGCTCTCGGGTCCAGTCTGTATCCCGACCAGATCGGAAATTTTTATCGTCACAATTGGACTTCTCGATTCTGGCCAAGGCTGAGCCAATTGTCTGTTTCAGCACCATGAGTTGTCGCAGTTCTGCATCGGCATTGTGAGCCGGGGCAAGCATTGGGATGTCAGCGGGTGACACGAGTTCTAGGTTCTCTGGTGTGCGCGGCATCCCCGGCTTTTTCATTAGGACCATGCCCGCCGGCACTGGTCCGTGAATAGCTTCCCATTCGAGAACATCGATGCGACGCCAGTCCTTGTTGCGAACGCCGGTGGAAGATACTTTTCGTTCTGGGATGCCACGGTAAACCCGCTCAGTTCCAATGGGGCTGCTATATCCGAACTCAGTGCCAACGAGACGCAATTTATACGCTCGCATGCGCACGGAAATTTCCGTACGGCCCAACTGAAGCGCCAACTTCTTGGCCATCTTCTTTCCATAGGAGGCTTTGAGCGTTGCATCTTCACTTGGAGTCCAGGGGCGTGAACGTGCTTTTCCAGTCAAGCGCTTGTCAAAGAGCTTCTTTTGAATTCCCAACTTCTGAACTTTTTTGAGCACCGCTGTTTCAGCTCGGCCTAGAAGAGCGGCAATGGCGGCGGCGGACGTCGTTGGATACAGGGCACGAAGCGTTTCAACGTCCGCGTTGCTCCATTTATTCACTGGTGTGGAAGCACGGGAAATACCAAGTTTCTGGGCTTTATGAAGAATGGCGGCTTGCGACCTGCCGAATATTTGCATCAGCTCAGGCCATGGAGTGGTGGTGTACCGGGCCCGCAGATCTCGGATCTCCTTCTCGCTCCAGGTGCGTGACTGATTCATGGTGGTGCTGTGGTTGGTCGCTCTCGCAAGCCGTTCTGGCTTGCGGCAGCGAACAGTATGAGAATGCCGTATTACTAAAATAAAAAAGGCCTGCACGATGGCAGACCTATTGGGGTGGGGCTGGGGCGTGTTGCCCGGACTTCAGCTGATTTGATAAGTTGTGCGGTCCTTCGCTACGATCCAGGTCGGCGGCTTGCCTCGGCCGGTCCAGGTCGCGCCGGTGGCGGGGTCGCGGTACTTCGGTGCGCCAACGCTGCCCTTGGCCTTGCCCTGGGGGAAGACATCGGCAGCGGTCAGGCCGTGCTCCTGGATCAGCGCGCGGGCTGTGGCGATGCCCTCGGCTTTGGCTTCGGCCTGGGCCTGGGCGATCTGGGCGTCGAGTTCGGCCTTGCGGGCCAGCAGGGTCTGGTAGTCGGTCATTTCAGGTTTTCCTTTTCTGGGACAGGGTGATCAGTGGCCGCAGGGCAGGGCATCGCCGCGGTGGTGGTCGTCGGGCAGTTGCGCGCTGCAGCTGAAACAGTGCGTGGGCTTCTGCTCGTCCCACCACAATGCGCGGGTACGTTCGGCGGCGCGGCGCGCGGCAGGCAGATCGCGCTCGGCGCGCGTGGGCTGGTGTTCTGTGTCTTGGTTCATGCTGTTGAGGCTGGGGCCGCCGGGCGCTGCATCCAGATGCTGGCGAGCACATCGGTGGCGCGCGGGCGGGAGGGGTTGCGGATGCGATAGCGGCGGTACTTGTCACACACGCAGGCGTTGCACTGGTCGGCCAGCCCGTCGGGGCTTTTGACCAGGGCGCGGAAGAAGCCCACGTCGGCGGGCCAGGGCTCGCCGCAGGTGTTGCAGACCTTTTCGGAGGACGTGGCCATGTCAGAACGGCACATTGCCTGGCTTCAGATCTGGAGGGGCACAGGCCGGGCCTGTCGTGGTTAGCGAGGCCGGCAGGGCTTGTCCGAGGCCCGTGCGCCCTTCCCCGCCCAACGCCTCGATCAGATCGGGGATGAGTCTGGACAGCTCGCCCGTGGCAATCGTCACGTCGGCATCGAAGCCGTCATCGTCCTGGGACTGGCCTTCCATCGCGGCATCGAGCAGCGCGATCTTGCGGATCTGCAAACCTTCGGTCAGCACGAAGCTCACGCGGTCGTCCCAGGTCAGCGCCAAACGCGTGGGCAGCTTGCCGTGCTCGATGTGCTGCTTCACCTCGGCAATGTCCAGCGGATGGCGGCCGTAGCGAACGACCGATTTCGACTCGTCGGCCGCTTTCAACTCGCATTCCCGGTCCACGCTGAAACCTGTGGGTGCCTCCTGAGAAACGAGCCAGTGCGCCATGGCGGCCTGTGCGCTGGTCTGCGTATCGACCAGGGCCAGCGCAAAGCCTGTGAGGCCCTCCACCAGCGAGCTGACCACCTCGTCGGCGCGCGCCTGGCTGCCGGTGTCCAGCACCAGGGTGCGGGCCTGCGGGTCCAGCCAGACCCACATGGCGCCCTGCTTGGTGAAGGCCATGGGCAGCAGGTCCAGCTTGGCCTCGTCCTTGAGTTCCTTCTTTTCCTTCTTGCCGGGCTTGCGGCCTTCGGTGGCCTCGATGTGGGCGGCCTTCTCGTTGACGCGGCGGTTGAGCACGCTGGCCGGCAGCATCTTGGCCTCGGTCATGAAGCGCATCACCCACTGATTGGCCACGGACTCGGCCAGCGGGCCATGGGGATCGCCGCGCGGCGGCACCCAGCCGGCGCTGCGCTCCTGCGTGGCGCCGCACTCGGCAAACGGGCTCTTGGCCAGGGCGGCCTCGACGGCCTGCAGGTCTGGAGTCCAGGAATCGGAGATTCGGTAAATGATCAGGTTCTTGAGCATGGTGTGTCAGGCAAGGGATTTCGGATGCTTGGGCAGGCAGCCCAGGCGGTTGGCTTCTGCATCGGTCCAGGCCGCATGACCCAGCAGCAGGGTGTGGGCCTGGGTGGCCAGGGCCAAGTTGGGCTGCACGCGCTTTGCCTGAGACACGAGCAGATCCAGCAGCTTGGTATAGGCGCGGGTCTTGAGAATCCCCCAGCCGCCGAACTCGGGCGGCATGCGCTTCACCATTTGCTCGGCCTCGATCTCGATGCCCTTCACGGCTTCCTTGTGAACGAGCTTGGCCTCGTTGCGCAGCTGGACAGCCTCGCCCGAAAGTGCTTTCGCGCGTGCCCGCAGGTTGTATGCTTCGACGGCGCGTTTTTCGGCCTTTGCTTCAACGCGCAGAGCGGCGGCCTCGGTGGCCTTGGCCTTGGCCTTGGCCTTGGCACGCATGATCATTTCTTGCGCGTAGAGATCTGCCGGTGTTTGCGACATGGGGTTCTCCAAACGGTTGGCCCGCGTGGGCCGGTGGGTTACAGGGCGCCGCCCTCGGTGTCGTCGGCCGGCAGGTGCTGGATGGCGGGTGCAGGGATCGCTGGCGCGCGCGGCGCAGGCCCGGCCAGGAATTCCTCACGCTTCTGGTAGAGCTGGTCGATCAGGGCATCGGCCAGGCGCGGCAGGTCGCGGGCGTTCATCAGCACGGCGTTGCGGTCCTTCTCAAAGGGCACGCCCAGGGCGACGAGGTTGGCGGCGCTGAGCTGGAGCACTGGGGCGAAGGCCGCGCAGATCTGCGAGAGGTTGAGCTTCTCGGGATTCGACATGGCTATCAGTGAGCCTGTGCCTTGAGCTGGGACTCGCGCATCGCCTGGTAGCCGGCGAGCATCGGTTCAAGCTGCTGACGCAGATCCACGCCGGGCTCTAGGTTCGCGCCGACGCTGGCCAGGGCGCAACCCATGGCGTACAGGCCGCCATACAGGGCAAACGTGTTGCCGTTGCGCTGGCCATAGGCACTCAGGATTTCGATGATGGGCTCGGCCACATGCGTCATGGCATGGGCGTGGTGGTTGGACGTGATCTCGTGGGTGACGCGCACGCCTTCGATGGGGTCTGTGGATTGGCTCATGAGCTGGTGCTCCAGGTCAGAAAAGGGGTGCTCCGGAAATGGCGACCGCAGCAGCAATGCAGAAGGCCGAGTAGGCCGACCAGAGGAAAAAGCCGAGGAGTTTGTTCATGGCAGCTCGCGCAGGCATTCCATGGATTGCGGGCCGGTCCACACGACTGCATGACCTGGCGGGCAGGCCTGGGCAGCGCTGTGCGCGCGCTGCACGTCCGCTGCGCCGTCCACCGGCTCCTGGGCCGCGCCGGCATCAGCGCAGGCGCTGAGCACCAAGACAGCAAGCAGGATCAGGCAGAGCAGCAGCCAGCTGCCAGGCGTGGGCGCCGGGTCCGGCTCGGCCACAGGGCCAGGGCGCGAGGCCTCGCGGAGGAAGCGCGCATCGGGGTCGGGGTTGAAAGGTTCGGAGAGGATCACTCGTTGCATTTGGGCTCTCCTGAAACGACAAATCCGCCAGGAGGCGGATTCGGGTTGGTGGCTGCTCGTTGCGCTTTGCGCTGGGCCTCCTGCTCGGCGATGAGGCGCTGTTCTTCGCGCCAGTCGGCATATGTCTGAGGCTCGTACTGGGCCTGGGCTCTGCCGCCGCGGCGGCGAATGAATTTCGATCTCATGGTGGATTCCAAAAAAGCGCCCGCCCCACATTGCTGCAGGGCGGGCCAATGCCGCGAGAGCGGCCCCACGAAACAAAAAGGCCCTGCAACTGGTGAAGCTGCAGGGCCTTGCTGGAAAGTGCCGATGCCTTGAAAGGCGCGCCTGGGAAATAGAGAGGGAGGGAGGAGGATGCCCAGGCTCGGCGTGGAAACTGATTGCGTCCACGATACCCTGCCCAGGGCCGGGCAAATGTGAACGGAAAGTAAAAGGTGCAGGGCTCCCACCTGCTGCGGCTGGTCAGGCCTCTGCGACCCCGTGGCCAGGGTATGGATTGATGGCCGGCCGTATTCGCCCCGGCTTTCCTTCTATTGACGGTTTGGCGGACTCTCACCGCTTGCAGGCGGGCAAATGCCTGTCACGATTGGCCATCACAGATAAGGGCCGGATGCGATCCCGGCACAGAAGCGAGCGCTGTTTTTCATGGCAGCCGCCTAGCCCTCGCGGGTACGGCCTAGGAAGTCTGTCGCTCCGGTTGCCTCCATTCCCCGCGCGTCGCCCGCGCATTCCCTATCTGTGATGGCCCTGGCCGAAGCCAGGGGCTGCTGCATCTGGTAGCAGCTGCGCGGCATCAACATGCCGCACCGTTTATTTGCTCCGTGGTGTCATCTCACTGCGTTCGTCACCAGCATGCCCGGGCGGTGTTCCATCGTCGGCTCCAGATGCGCTGGCGCGCACCTTTCACTGCCTCCCGCCTACTCTCTACAGGGCATCCCGCCCGCAGTTCCTTCCCTATGCCGTGTACCGTGCTTTGACGGACTGGCAACCGCGCGGAGACGCGGCGCGCTGATCTGGCCCATGCCCAGGAGCGCCATTGCGCCGGACGAATGCCCCGCTCGTGGGGCAAGCAACATCGGCGTGCAGTGCGAGAGCTGAGTGCAGATTGGATGAGGCGGCCATCTGAGATACTTGCTGCGGGGAGATACCGCTCCCCACTGCGCCCTGGTAAGGCGCATAAGGTGCGGTGACTTGGGGTGGTATGGGATGGATGTCCCGCCTGCTCGGCGATAAGAGCATCGCCCCCTTTCACCAAGCCGATGCCAGAAGCCTATTCGCGGTAAGCAACTGGCCGCGCCAGCAAGGGCGCGTAACAAGTGCAAAGCGGGTTCTTGACCCGTGGCCACGGGTCTTCACCGGAGCAATCCAAATGAAGACTTCTGTGCGTGTGAGCATCAATGTCGATGTCGCCAAGTGCCTTCGGGTCATCCTGGCGTTCGTCGCATTCCTGTTGATGCTGTGACCGAGTGGGGCGGGCTGGAGCGATCCAGCCCGCTTCCCGCTGAACTTCTCACGCGCCCTCAGCGGCCGCCTCAACCAATCTGTACTCAAGCTCTCTTGTTAAAGACCGGGGCTTGCCCGGTCGATGCCGTGGTGCCCAACTTCCCAGCCGATCCGCGATGTGCGATGGCAGAAGAGTTAGGCGAAGATTAGCGCATCGCTACTATTCTCGTCAATAGCGTGACGCTAACTTTTTCCAGCTCTGGAATTGTTGAGAGCTCACCTGCAGCTGTAGTTTTGGCGCTGGGCGTACTGGTCACGCAAGTCGGACTTGAAAGAATGCTTCTTCAACAGCAATGTCCTGAAGCCCTGCTTGATGAGCTGCTTCTGCGGCCTTCAGCCAGGAGAGGGCTGTTTTTTCGTCGGCCTTGCTTATCACGCCGCCCTCGGCCGCATCGTTGAATAGCTTGTAGGCCCGGGTCATGGCCTCAGGGTTGGGGAAGCTCCTTTCGATCACCTTGGCGAAGCGGGCTTCAGCCTTGCGTTTAAGGTCTGGCTTGATGCCTTCGCAGTCTTGGAGGGTGACGCTGAACGAGGTGAGTGTGGAAGTGGTCATGTGCATCCCTGTAGCTGTGAAAAAACACAGGTAAAGTATGTAATAAAGCTGTTCTTATGTACAGTGTTTTATTCTGTCGCCAGTCGGACCTATGGCGTGGAGCCACGAAAAAGCCCGCTCAAGGCGGGCAGAGATGTCGGCATGACCCAGAAGGTAGGTGGCGTTGTTTGGGGCGCACCGCTTGAGTAATGAAAGTGACTGATGACTAGCTTGGCATCGGAATTCGTCTCACGAACTTATGCGATGCTCAGCCGAAGAACTTTTTCCAAATAAGGTAGACAACCCCAATGATTAAAGCCCCCCATATAAAGTCAGTAAACGGAGTTTCACTGCTTGACATTGATTCGTCAATGCCGTAGCGGTCCGCATGGGCGACTGTGGAAACGGTGAATAAAGCGGCGCCTATCTTGCGTGAATTGGTTGGCTGCATGATCCTCTCCATGTTTTGGATAAGTGATCATAGACGCCTTCCATTCCACGCCCATACAACACGACCGACAACGACAACTTGGTGGTCGCCATTCAATATCTGCACCACCTTTGAACTCGGGTTGTCGCTTGTGACCTGTAGTTTCCCGTCAAACGTTGGGCTCACGCGCTTGACGTAATTTTTTTCTCCGGCCTGGAGCACATAAACGCCTTCTCGAGAGTGTGGGTCTTTGGCGCCTGGCCCGGTGTCGACCAGGAGTACATCGCCGTCAGTAAACGTTGGCGCCATGCTGTCGCCATAAGCATGAATAAACCGAAGCTCGCTGGGGTTCTGTGGGCGGATATGCTGATTTATCCAATGCGGTGACAAGGCGAGGTCTCCAACAATCACGTCGGACTCTAGCAGCGCCTCACCCGGCCCCATGCTGGCACCGTTGGCAAGCAGAGGGACACGAACTGCATCGGGCGCATGCCAGAACGGAATGGATGGGTGGGACGCAGCAGCCATCTCTATCAGTGCCGCATCCTGTGAAATCGGTTGGTCCATCCAGCCAGAAGGTCTTCCTACGCGCGCCTCGACTTCGCGCGCAGCCTCCTTGCTCATCGAGCGGGGCTTCCCTGTTTTCGAGTCTGGCAACGCGCGAATCCACTGGCTGATTTGGGCAGGAGCCTTGCCTATTTTTTCAGCGAGCGCGGACTGTGATCCTGCTTCATCGACAAGGATGGCAAGGCGGCGGCGGCGTGTCACTTCGATCGGGTCCATCGGGCGATGATTTAGCAAAACGCTACTTTTTACAAAGCGCGAGGCGCTATTGACGATATGTAGCGTGTCGCTAATAATTTGCTCATGAACCTCCATGAGTACATCTCCAAAAAGGGGCGTGGGTCGATCGGCGAGTTGGCTGATCGGATCGGTGCGCACCGGCCCGATGTGTCCCGCTGGGCCTCAGGGAAGCGCGTTGTGCCAGAGAAATCGGCGGTAGCTATCGAGCTGGCTACGCAAGGGGCGGTCTCCCGACGAGACCTGCGCCCCAACGACTGGCAGGACATCTGGCCCGAGCTTGCGCAGCCCGCTGCCCAGGAGCAGGGCCATGCATGAGCAACCCCGACTCCGCGTGATGTTGTGCTCTCGGGGCATGGTCATCAATGTCACCCGAGTGGATAGCGTTGGGCACATCAGAGCGGTCATCTGGCAACGGTCGGCCAGCCTTGAGGAAGGCCCGTTTTCCTTTGTCTACGAGGAGGACGAAGCGCCGCACCCCAGCAGCGCGGTCATGCGGGATAGCGAAGCGCAGCTGCGCCGAGAGCAGCGCCATCGCGAGCGCATTAGGAGGCTGTGTCTTGAAGTTGCCGACTCTCTTCCTCGAAGCCCTGGAAGTACTCCTCCGGAAGAGGCTGTGGCAGACAGGACGTTTGCATCGCCTCGATCTCCAATGCGTAAACGGTTAGGAAGGCTTGTCGCTGCTCTGGCGAGAGTATTTGTATGAGCGCGTGGACAGCCGTGTTTGTGGCCAGCAACTGGCCCTGGGTTTTGAAGAAAAGCCTCTGCGCCTCCGTCATTTCGAGCATGTCCGCCCCCCTGGGAATGGTTGTGTAGGAACTTCCATTCTGCCCCGGGAGGCGGCGGGCACCTTTTCCCAGAATCAACCCCAGGAGTAGTCCCGCATGCGTGACACCCACGAAAAGCTGAGCCGGGCTGAAGCGGCTGCCGTGAAGGCGATCAAGGCGGCGCTGGCCGGGCTTGATGCCGAGCAGGCCGAGCGCGTTTTGGCGCACGTCCAGCAAGAGCTGGACGAGGCCGAGGGCGCGGCCATGTTCGGCCGTGGCATCGCTGGCCCGAATGGAAAGCTCAGCGTCTGCCTGAAAACTTGGCTGGATGAGGGCACTGCCGAACTGTTCCGTCGCATTGCTGCAGCCCGCAAGCAGGATGCCTCCGCGTGCAACCGCGATGGCATCTACCTGATCGTCCACGGCAAGACCTACACGGTGATGGTTGCTGAAAAGGCTTTGCATGACGCTGATGCTATGGACATCCGTGCCAACTTGACAGGCCCATTCGCGGCCCTCGAATTCGGAGGGCCTGCCCGATGAACGCGATCACTGCAATTTCCGCCGCCGTGCTGACCATGAGCAGCCGCGAAATCGCCGACCTGACGGGTCGCGACCACGGCAACGTGATGCGCGACATCCGCACGTTACTGGACGATCTGCAGGCTTCAGATTTGAAGCCTGTTTGCGAAACAACGACTTACGCCGGTGCCAACGGTCAACGCTACCCACAGTACGAACTGGACCGCGACACTTGCCTAACCCTGCTGCTGGGCTACGACGCCGCGGCGCGCATGAAGGTGGTGAAGCGCTGGCAGGAGCTGGAGGCTCAAGCCGCCCCCGCGCTGCCTGACTTCTCCAACCCGGTGGCCGCCGCGCGCGCCTGGGCTGATGCCAAGGAATCCGAGCTGCGCACGGCCGAGGCGCTGGCCCTGGCCGCGCCCAAGGCTGAATACGTGGATCGCTACGTGGCCGCCAATGGCGCGAAGGGCTTTCGCCAGGTGGCCAAGCTGCTGGGCGCGAACGAGCACGAGTTCCGCGCGTGGCTGCAGGACGAAAAGATCATGTACCGCTTGGGCGGCGAATGGACTGCGCATCAGTGCCACATTGATGCTGGCCGCTTTGTCGTGAAGACGGGCGTGGCCCATGTCAACGATCACGCCTTCAACGCCACGAAGTTCACACCCAAGGGGGTGAATTGGGTGGCCGGCCTGTGGGGCCAGCACCAGGCCCGCCTGGCGCAGGAGGGTGCGCAGCAATGAGCACGATGATCATGGCGGCCTGCTGGCCGCTGGCAATGTCCCCCGCGCAGAAGGCGGTGCTGATTTCCCTGGCTGACCAGGCCAACGATGATGGCGTGTGCTGGCCGGGCGTTGCGACGATTGCGAAGCGCACATGCCTGTCCGAGCGCGCGGTGCAGGACGCAATCGCTTGGCTGCAGACAGTGGGCGTGGTGTTCCGTGAGTACCGCATCAACTCGAGCACCAGCTACACCATCACGCCGGCCAACTTCAACCCGGCTGCAGCGCCCGCGAAGCGTAAGCGAGGCACGGGTGCAGATGCCGCACCGGGTGCAAATGGCGCACCCCCCGCAAATGGCGCACCGGGTGCAGACGGCGCACCACCCCCCGCAGATGGCGCACCAGGGGGTGCAAATGGCGCACCTCAACCCCCGCAAATGGCGCACCCCAGGGGTGCAAATGGCGCACCCAAATCATCATTGAACCGTAATAGGAACCGTAAAGGAACCGCCAACGAACCATCCCCGCCGGCTGCGCCGCCGGGCCGCGATGGGGTTGGCGGCCAACCAGACGACGGCGAGACAGCCCTGCAGGCTGCCTGCAAGCTCACCTGGGCGTCGTACAGCTTGGCCTACGAGCAGCGGTATGGCGTCAAGCCGGTGCGCAACCAGGTGGTGAACGCCAACGTGAAGACGCTGGTCAAGCGCCTGGGCTTCGAGGAGGCACCGCTGGTGGCGGCTTGGTACGTGGCCAGCGTGAACGAGGCATTCGTGGTGAAGACCTCCCACGGCGTCGGCGTGCTGGTGAACCAGGCCGAGAGCTTCCGCACACAGTGGGCTCGTGGCCAGGCCGTGACCGGCACGGCAGCACAGGCGGCCGACAAGACGAGCGCCAACTTCGACGCCATCGAGGAGGCTAAGCGGCTGCTGCGCCAGCGCGGCGGGCGGGGCAACGGGGAGGGCGGCAATGCGTGACGACCTGGACACCGACTGGCTGCTGGAGGAACTGGGCGCCACGATGGAGCTGAGCGGCCAGCAGGTCCGGCCTACTGCACTGCTGCTGCTGGCGGAAGACCTGGCCCACATCGAAAAGCCTGTGCTGCGCCTGGCCCTGGCCCGCATCCGCGCTGAGCATCGCGGCCCGATCCTCACCGGCACCGTGCTGCAGTACGTGGACCACGCAATGGGCCGCATGCTGCCGGCAGAAGCCTACGGTCTGGCGCTGACCAGCGCCGACCAGCAGGCCACCGTGGTGTGGACCGACGAGATTGCCCAGGCCTGGGCCGTGGCCGCCCCGCTGCTGGATGCCGGCGACAAGTTCGGCGCGCGGCAGGCGTTCATCGAGGCCTATGGCCGGATCACGGGCGAGGCCCGGGCGCTGCGCCGCCGGCCTGTGGTGCAGGTGAGTCTGGGCCACGACCCCGAAGCCCGCACGCGTGCCGTGCAGGAAGCCATTGCTGCTGGCCGGCTGCCCGGCGGGCTGGAGGGGCTGACGGACGACCTGCGCGAGCAGCTGCAACTGCCGGCCCCGCGCGCGGCCCTGGCGCTGCCGGCACCTGAGTCCGCGCCCACCGGCCCGAAGCGCGAGGTGCTGGCCCAACTGGCCAACCTGCGCGAAGCCTTCGCGCTGAAGGCCACGCGCTTCACACCCGTCCAAGTCCAGGCCCGCGCCGACCGCATGCGTCTGGGGCAGGCCAAGCGCCGCACAGCCGCCGCCGTGGCGCAGCACCAGCAGGGGAGCCAGCCATGAGCGCCATACACGCCTCAGTCGCCCGCGACTACCTGACGCAGCCCTACACCTACACGCTCGCGCAGGAACTGTCGGCCAGCGAACGGCAGCCGCTGCACCAGCGCAAGCGCGAGCCTCTGGCTGCTGCAGTCCTGGCCGCCGTGCATGCCGTGGGCTATGCCGCTCCCACCGTCCAGCACTGGCGCGACCTGGCCGACGCAGCGAACCTGTCCGAGACCCTGCTGGGTATGGGCGTCTTCACCGAGCCCGAGGCCCAGAGCCTGTTTGCTGATGCCGTGGCGGCCGTCGTGGACCTGGGCCGCAAGCACGGCCACGGCCATGAGATGCGTCTGAACGCCGTGCAGCTGGGCCACCTGGTCGAGTTTGGCGAGGCCTACGGCCAGGTGCTGGAGGTGATTCCGGCCCGCACCTTCATTCGCGCGCACCGCGCCACCGAACGCCGTCTGCGCGAGCTGCTGGTCAACAGCCACGGCAGCGACACCCATGAATTCATCGTCGTCTGAACACCAATGGCAGCAACACCAAATCAATCTCAGCGCGGCAGCCGTGGCGCACCTCGTCAAGCTGGCCCAGCAACCCGGGTGGTGGGAGTACGTCAAGGCCAGGGCCAGGGAGCTGGACAGGGACGAGTCCCGGCTGTTCGTGGACATCGAGCAGCAGGTGGTGCAACAGTTGCAGGCGCTCGCCTGGCGCCCGCCGCCCCGCGCGTGACGGTGCCTGCTGGCCACCAGGGCCCGATCACGGTGCTGGGCATGGACCCGGGCAAGCACACGGGGCTGGCATGGATAGTGGACGGTCAGCTGCAGGCGCTGGAGGAGATTGCGCCGACGCAGATCCTGCAGACGCTGCAGGGCAGGGCGCCCACGCTGGTGATCTTCGAGGACAGCCGCAAGGCCCGCAGGACCTGGACCGGCCAGGGCAGTGCCGCGGCGCGGGCCAAGATGGCGCGCAATGTGGGCGAGATCGATGCATGGTGCGTGCTGATCGAAACCCTGTGCGCCAGCCTCGGCATTGCCTGCTTCGGCCTGGCACCCAGCGCCAAGGCCGGCAGTGCCCACGGCGCAAAGATCGATGCCGCCACATTCAGCCGCCTGACCGGCTGGGCTGGCCGCAGCAATCAGCACCAGCGTGACGCCGCAATGACCGCGTGGTCCTTCCGGAGGGCCCGGCCATGAAGCGCATCTACATCGCCGGCCCGATGACAGGCCTGCCGGAGTTCAACTACCCGGCATTCAACCGCGCGGCCGCCGCGCTGCGCGCCCAGGGTCACCACGTCGAGAACCCGGCCGAGAACCCCGCGCCAGCGTGCGGCAGTTGGGCCGGCTACATGCGCCTTGCGCTGCCGCAGCTGTGCACCTGCGATGCGGTCTACATGCTGCCCGGCTGGCGCGGCTCCAAGGGGGCGCGTGTGGAGCACGGCCTAGCCCTGGATCTGGGCATGGAGGTGCAGGACTTCGATGCCAGCGCAGGGGAGGGTGGTGCCCATGCTTGATTTCCGCCCCGATCTGCCCCGGCGCGGCATGCGTGGCCAGGAGCGACCGAAGCCCAAGTACCCGCCGCTGTGGCGCGACGCCACCATGGAAGGGCACATCCACGGCCCGGACGCGCATGGCCGCTACCGCCTCTCCACCTGGGCCTACAACCGCTCCTGCATGCTGCAGCATTACGGTCCGATCCGCGTGTGCGTGATTGGCGACCACGGCTTCCTGGTGCAGGTGGATGTGGAGGGTGACATCCGATGATCCAGAACCGGAGCACCTGGCCCCGCCGCAGCTTTGGCCGCCGGCAGCCATCCGCCGCCCAGGTCGAGGACCGCGAGGACCTTCTGGTGCAGCGCGCGGCCCGAGCCATGGACAGTGCCCGCGCCACGGCCGGCATGGCGTGCACCAGCATCGTTGTGATGGGTGCAGCCAGCACGGGCTTGGTCGTGCCCAAGGCCGAGATCCTCGAATGCGAAGCCTACCGCCGCGCCGTCGCCGCTCTGCCCTGCATCTGGTGCGGCATCAGCGACTACAGCCAGCACGCCCATCTGAACCTGGGCAAAGGTTTCGCGCTCAAGACGGACGACCGCACAGGCTTCCCGCTGTGCTGCACGCGCCCCGACATCGAGGGCTGCCACGTCGCATATGACCAATACCGCCTTGTTGACGGCGGCCGCGAAGCCCATCGGGACTATGGACTCGAGTGGGGCCGAATCACCCGCCACACCATCCTCGAATCCGGCCAATGGCCAGCACGACTTCCCATCTGGAGTGAAACCGCATGAACCAAGCCACCACCAGCACCATCCACAAGACAGCCGGCGGCAATCCGGACACGGGCGCGGTCGAGGCCGTGCCCACGCTGACGCAGGTCTATGAGGCAATCCGCCAGTTGCACGAGGCCGGCGAGGAGCCCACGCGCGACCGCATCCAAAAGATGACGGGCCTGAACCTCACCACAGTGGACGACCGGATCAAGGTGCTGCGCGGCGAGGGGATGATTGCTGCCGTGAAGCAGTGCTATCGCCCAGTGCATCAGCACGGGATGGCGCGAGACGTCGTCATCGTCCACCTGAATGACGGGAGGACCTTGGTAGAGATTGGAGAACATGTAATCCATCTTGTCCGGCCAGAGGCGGCTCGATTGGGGCAAGGACTGGCCGGGGTGGCGCTGGAGCACACGGCGTTGGCGCGTGTCACGGAGTTGCAGGACCAGTTGTTAGAGGAAGTGGCAAAGCGGCGCGCGCTGGAGCGCGAGGTTGCAGCGCTCAAAAAACGAAAAACAGAAAACAACTCGAAACAACTATTGCTTTTAGACGCCTAAGAGAGCTTGAGAGAGTTTGAGCCTGTTTGCATCAACAGTGGTTGTAAATGGTATTGTTTTGATTCAATAAATATTCTTTGAAATCAATAACTTACTTCATCTGTACAGTTATCCACAGGACGATATCTAGCAAAATGACACTTCCGCATCAAACAAATTGCATCTCTGAGGAACGGAGATACACTTGCTCCATGTCTGCGGTTCTTGAGTTCAATGGTGTGCGTATCACAGTCCCCCTTGAGGATCTGGGAGCAGCTGTGCTTGAACTGCGCCGGGTCGGGATGATCTCTGAGGAGATCTTCGATCGTTCAATTGAACCCTCTGTATTGAAGGACTCGGTCGCCCCTAAGAACACGGTTCAAGCCGCGTTGGACCTGCGCGGGCAAGACTCTCCGGAGGTGAGGTTCGCAGGACGTGTGCCTCGCAAGGCCTCTGACATCAAGGCCGCAAGGAACTTCCTTGTTATGGTGTCCCGCGACGATTTGTTCAAGGGCCGTGCAGAGACACCAGCGGCACTCGAGGTGTTTGAGGTGAAGCACTCCAAGGGGTTGGGTAGCAAGCTCGCAGCGGTTAACCGTTTGCTTGACTCTGCTGGGTTTGCTACGCCAGATGTCTACACCACAGAACGGGACGCGCATGGTAGTTATTGGAGGGCCGGTACTCGAATTGATGAGGCCATTACCGCTCTTGCAGAGATGGCATTGCAGACAGAACTGAGTGAGCGGCCCGACCATGAACTTGGCGGCCAAGCAACTGTATTCATGGAACAGCAGAACAAGGAGGAGCAAGTGCAGCCTCAGCACAACGAAAAAAGCCCCTAGTTATGAGCTAGAGGCTTGATCGGGCGAAAGGGCCATAGGGCCCAGGAGCCACCTATGTCTGTGGAAGGACGAACCGGAGTGTACGCGCTGCGGGGGTGGTTCTCAAGCGCCCTGTGAGGTATCAAGCAAACTCAGAGGGAAATCATGCGCTCCTGCATGTATCCGCGAGCTGTGCGTGTCCGTGCTTATGTCCGCTTCCGTTTTGGAAGGCTGGAGAACGTCTGCGAACACTGCCGCTCCCACCCTGGCCAACTCAGCTTGTTCTGACGAGGCCTTGCAGCGCCCGACATAGTTCGGTGCCGGTATAGAACTCCGGAACCCCTTAAAGCCCGCCTTGAGCGGGCTTTTTCATGCTCCCTCTAGGGTTGGAGCATCCAACAGGCCTTTTGGACACTGCCGTGCATGGCCCAACGTCCTGCCGGTAAGTCCGAGCCCCCAAAGAAACCGCCCCCCAAGACGCCTGCGGCCGTGAAGAAGGCCGCAGGCTCTGCCGCTCCTGCGAAGCGCCCAGCGGCCAAGAAGCCCGCTCGCAGGACTCCACCGGCTAAGACGCACGATGCCCAGGCCCTGACTCCGAAGCAGCAGCGTTTCGTGGAGGAGTACCTCGTTGACCTCAATGGAGCCCAGGCCGCCGTCCGCGCCGGTTACAGCGTCCACACGGCCAAACAGATTGCTACGGAAAACCTAGCAAAACCTTACCTGCAGGCCGCAATCGCAGAGGCACGGAAGCAGCAGCAGGAGCGCACCCAGGTCAGTGCTGACCGCGTGCTCACCGAGGCACTGAACATCCTGGTCGCCGATCCCCGTGAGCTGGTCGAGGTCAAGACCGGCTGCTGCCGCCATTGCTTCGGCGAAGGCAACCGATACCAGCGCACCGTGGGCGAGATGAACGCCGACCGTGAGCTGTGGGCCGTGAAGGGCAACGCGCCCGATGAATTCGATGAGCAGGGCGGCATTGGCTTTAACCCTCTGTTGGAGCCCAACCCAGACTGTCCGCAGTGCGGTGGCGATGGACATTCGCGCGTGGTGACGAAGGACACACGCAGGCTCAGCACGCCAGCGCGTGCGCTGTATGCCGGCGCCAAGGAAGGCAAGTACGGCATCGAGGTCATGTTCCATGACAAGGTGGCCATCCTGGAGAAGCTGTTCAAGCACACCGGACTCTACGAGAAGGACAACGAGCAGAAGAGCGACCCCTTCATGCTCAAGCAGATGACCGATGCAGAGCGGGCGGTGCGGCTCGCGGCTCTGCTCAATGGTGGCCCAGGCGCGGCCATGCTGCTGGCCACGCTCGCGGCGAAACGGAGTGTGAAATGACCACGCCCGCACTGACCACAGCCGACATCCTGGATCTGCTCAAGGGTCTGGACGCGGACACCCGCGCGGAGCTGGACTCCCTGCTGCTGTCTGGCGATGCGCCCATCTGGGTGCCGCAGCCCGGGCCCCAGACCGTGGCCTTTGAATCCGAGGCCGATATCGTCTTCTACGGCGGCGCGGCCGGCGGGGGGAAGACCGACCTGCTGCTGGGTCTGCCGTTGACCAAGCAAAAGCACAGCATCATCTTCCGGCGCCAGTCCGTGCAGCTCACGGGTATCGAAGAGCGCATGACCTCGATCCTGGGCACGCGTGATGGCTACAACAGCCAGGACGGGATATGGCGGCTGCCACAGGGCAAGGTCCTGGAGCTGGGCAGCGTGAAGGAGCCGGGCGACTGGATCAAGTACCAGGGCCGCGCGCACGACTTCAAGGGCTTCGATGAGATCACTCACTTCACCGAGTTGCAGTTCCGTTCCCTGATCGGCTGGCTGCGCACCGACGACCCGACCATCCGCCAGCGCGTGGTGTGCGCGGGCAATCCACCTACCGAGCCAGAAGGGGAATGGGTCAAACGCTTCTGGGCGCCGTGGCTGGAGCCTTCACACCCGAACCCGGCCAAGCCGGGCGAGCTGCGCTGGTTCGTGACAAACGAGAAGGGCGAGGATCAGGAGGTGCCTGGCCCTGAGCCCGTGATGGTGGGCCCGGACCTGATGACGCCCAAGAGCCGGACGTTCATTCCCTCCAGCGTCAACGACAACCTGTTCCTGCTGTCCACTGGCTACAAGGCCACGCTGCAGTCGCTGCCCGAGCCGCTGCGCAGCAAGATGCTGAACGGCGACTTCAACGCGGGCAGCGCGGACCCGGCCTGGCAGGTGATCCCCACCGAATGGGTGAAGGCGGCGCAGGCCCGGTGGAAGCCGCGCGAAGCCAAGGGCGGCATGACGGCCCTGGGCCTGGACCCGGCGCGCGGCGGCATCGACAAGACCTCGGCAGCGCGGCGCCATGGGGCCTGGTTCGATGAATTGATCACCGTGCCGGGCGCGGTCACCAAGGACGGCCCGACCACGGCGGGCTTTGTCACGCCTCTGGTGCGCGACGGTGCGTGCATCTGCGTGGACAGCATCGGCATCGGCTCCAGCGCGCTGGATTTCATCGTGGGCCTGAACCTGCTGGTGCTCGCAGTCAACGGCTCGGAAACGTCCAACGCCATGACCATGGCGGGCAATCTGCGCTTCCGGAACCGGCGCGCGGAAATGTATTGGCTGCTGCGCGAGGCGCTGGACCCGACAAACCCCAATCCCATTGCGCTGCCGCCAGATCCTGAGCTGCTGGCCGACCTGACGGCCGTTCGCTACAAGGTTGTGACCCTGGGCCGGGTCGCGGCGATCCAGATGCTGTCAAAGGACGACATCCGCAAGGCCTTGGGCCGCTCCCCTGACAAGGGCGACGCGGTGGCAATGACTTTTGTCCAGGGCATTCCTGAGCCTGGCAGCAAGCGGCACGAATACGAAGAACCCGAAGAGACCGATTGGAGGCTCAATTGATCAACACCAGCACGATGGACGTGGACTCGCCCGAATCCGAGGGTTCTCTGGACGCCGGGGATGATGATCTGCGCATGGGTGAGGGCGAGGTATCGCTCCACGAATACACGGAATGGCTGCGCGAGATGGACGAGGAGCCGCCATGGCGCATCGCGGCCGACAAGGAGATGGACTATGCCGACGGCAAGCAGCTGGACACCGAGCTGCTGAACGCCATGAAGGAGCAGGGCATCCCGCCAGCCATTGAAGACCGCATCGGCCCCACGCTGCGCGCGCTCACGGGCTACGAGCAGACCACGCGCACGGACTGGAGGGTCACGGCCAACGGCCAGACGGGTAGCAAGGACGTGGCCGACGCGCTCAATGTCGAACTGAACGAGGCCGAGCGCGAGTCCCATGCCGACGATGCCTGCAGCGATGCCTTCCGGCCCCAGGCTGCCGTGGGCTTTGGCTGCGTGGGCGTTCAGCGCGTGAGCGATCCAACACAGTATCGCTACAAATGCGCGGTCGTGCGCCGTAGCGAGGTGCGTTGGGATTGGACGGCGGAGGAATGGGACCTGAGCGACGCGCGGTATTTCAAGCGGGACAAATGGCTGCATCCGGAGCGCATCGCGCGCGCATTTCCGCAGGCGCGCGAGCTGATCCTGTCCTGTGGCCGCAATGGCGCCACCTGGTGGCAGCAGGGCTATCCGGGCCGGCTGGCCAACCAGGGCGGCAGTTCCACGGGCCTGACCAATGCAGGCCAGGATGCGCGCGGCTGGACGGTGGAAGAAGCGCGCTGGTACGACCGCACCAACAAGCAGCTGTGCCTGACCGAGCTTTGGTATCGGCGCTGGGTCGAGGTGGTGCTGATCGAGTCGCCCGACGGCCGCGTGGTCGAGTACGACGCGGGCAACCAGGCCCACAACTACGGCCTGGCCACGGGCATGACCAAGGCATTCAAGGCCATCGTGGCCAAGGTGCGCCGCAGCTACTGGCTCGGGCCGCACAAGCTGCATGACAGCCCGTCGCCATATCCGCACAGCCATTTCCCCTACGTGATTTTCTGGGGCTTCCGCGAGGATTCCACGCGCGTGCCCTATGGCTACGTGCGCGGGCTGATCTACCAGCAGGACAGTTTGAACAGCGGCACGGCACTCATGCGCTGGGGCCTGTCCGCATACCGTGTCGAGAACACCAAGGGCGCGACGGACATGCCGGATGCGGTTCTGCGGCGCACCATCGGCCGGCGCAACGCCCATGTGGTGCTGAACCAGGAGCACATGGCAAAGGATGGCGCGCGCTTCGAGGTGAAGCGGGATGTTCAGCTCACCGATCAGCAGCACCAGCTCATGAACGACTGCCGCGCGGTCTTCGAGCAGCTGTCCGCGGCGCCGGCGGCCTTCACGGGCCAGCGCGGCAACGCCACCAGCGGACTGCAGGAGCGCACGCAGCTGGAGCAGGCCAACCAGGCGCTGGGCGAGATCATGGGCAACTTCCGCCGCGCGCGCACGCTGATGGGGGAGATGCTGCTGGCCATGATCGTCCAGGACCTGGGCGACAAGGAAAAGACGGTGATCATCGAGGGCGATGCCGTCACCGAGGATCGGTCGGTGGTGCTCAACAAGATCGAGACCGACCCGGCCGGCTACACCTACCTGAGCAACGATGTGCAGCGCACCCTGCTGAAGGTCCAGCTCGAGGACGTGCCCAGCACGCCCGGCTATCGCTCCCAGCAGCTGTATGCAATGCAGGAGGTCATCAAGACCATGCCGCCGCAGTTCCAGCAGGCCGCCATGCCCTACATGGTTGCGCTCATGGATACGCCGTACAAGCGCGAGATCATCGAGGCTCTGCGCGCGGCCGGCTCGCAGGAGAGCCCGGAGCAGGTCGAAAAGCGCATCCAGCAGGAGGTGCAGGCGGCCCTGACCAAGGCCGGCCACGACCTCAAGGCCCGCGAACTGGACATCAAGGAGCGGCTCACCGATGCCCAGATCCAAGACACCGTCGCGGCAGCCGTGCTCAAGGGCGTGCAATCGGCCTTCAGTTCGATGCAGGGCGGGGCCCAGGTCGCAGCGAACCCGCTGATCGCGCCCATTGCCGACGCCATCATGCAGGGCGCGGGCTATCGAAAGCCCAGTCCCGGTGGCGACGATCCTGACTTTCCGGTACCGGACGCGGCCCCTGGTGGCCCAGCGCCGCAGGCGGGCGGGCCGGGCGCGGCCGGCGACATCGGCCAGGTGCACGAGAACACCAGCCCCACATTCCCACCCATCCCGCAGGAACCGTCGCGCGGCATGCAGGGCATCGAGACGCCCTCCGATGCCGACAACTTACCCGCCGGCGCGTAACGCCCTGCCGCCATTCCCATGCCGCCTTCGGGCGGCTTTTCCATTCCCGCCCCGTCTAGGGTTGGTCTTTCCTCCCCCGCTTTTTGACACTGCTTTCAAGCCATGGCGCATGTCGCTGTGGCGATGACTGCGGCGCTTCGGCGCTGCGGATTCAAGAGCAGATGGCGCGGCGCCCAGGCGCTGCTCCGGATTGCTGGCCCATGCGGCCACGGCGATATGTGGCGGGACAGGCATGACGACATCACATCAGGATTCTTTGGATAGCGCGGGCGGCGAACTGTCGGCCGATCAGTTGACCCAGATGCTCAATGCTGGGTTGCATGGCGATACCTCGGCAGTGTCCGAGGAACCCGGCGGCGCGCCAGCGACCGCCACTGATCCGGCAAACACTCCTGCTGCACCCGCCGTGGAAGCGGTAGCGAAGCCCGGGGGCGATGCTGCGCCGGCCGAGCCAGACCCGGCGAATGCCGTGGTGCTGGCACGAGACGGCAAGCACACCATCCCCTACGAGAAGTTGGAACAGGCACGCCAGGGCGAACAGCGCTGGAAGTCTGAGGCCGAGCGTGAGACCGCCCGTGCCACCGCAGCAGAGGCCGCCCTGGCCGAGCTGCAGGCGCAGGCGGGCCAACGCGCGGCCGATGGCAAGGCCCCGACCGAGACTGACAAGCTGGCAGCGCAGGCAGGCGCGGCCATCGAGGCTGGCGCGGATCCGGAGCTGTTCGGCGACTACTCGGAAGAAGGGCTTCGCGCCGGTCTGCTGAAGCTGCACGCGGCCACCCGCGAGCAGCTCAAGGCAGAGCTGAAGGCGGAACTGCAGGCGGAGGTCGAGCGCGAGCTGGCCCCCCTGCGTCAGCACCGCCAGGCCTCGGCCGAAGAAGTGCATTCGAACGCCATCTACACGGCGCACCCCGACGTGGATTCCATCGCCCAGAGCGCGGAGTTTGAGGCATGGCTCAAGGCCATGCCCAGCTACGCGCAAAGCGCCGCTCGCGGCGTGCTGGACGGTGGCACCACCGAGCAGGTGATCGAGCTCTTCAAGGACTACAAGGCCGCCGCCGCTGCCGCCGCGCCCGCTCCAAAGGATCCCCCGAACGACCCGGCCAAGGCCGCCAAGGAAAAGTTGGCGGCCCTCGAAGTGCCCGTGCCCCACAGCCTCTCGGACATCCCGGGCGGCCGTCCGGGTGGCGGGTCGCTGTTCGAACGGCTGGATTCGCTCCAAGGCGTGGAGCTCTTCAACGCGATGAACGACCTCACGGAAGAACAGCGCGAAGCGTTCCTGAGCCGAAAAACCTGAACTGAGCGAGGACTGACATGACCAAAACCGCAATGTCGGCCAGCGACAAGCAAAAGCTTGTCCAGCAGGCCATGGGCGTTTTCACTGCAACGCAGAAGCGCCATTCCAACATCAACCGTCTGACGGGCAAGTTCCCGAAGATCGATGCTGCCGCCAGCTCGATTGCCAATCAGACGAGCAATACCATGCCCATCGTCCAGACCATGGACCTGGGCAAGGGCAAGGGCGACGAGTTGAAGTTCAACTTCGTCAACCCCGTGGGCGGTATTCCCATCATGGGCGGCGAATACGCTGCCGGTCGCGGCGAGGGCGTGAGCCTGTCCGAAGACCGTCTGCGCGTGAACCAGGCACGCTTTCCGCTGGACCTGGGCGGCGTGATGGACGAGGTGCGCAGCCCGGTGGACATCTACCGCCTGGCCAAGCCGCTGCTGCAAAGCGCCATGGACAACTACGAGGACCAGTTGTCGCTGGTGCACATGGCCGGCGCGCGCGGCTTCGAGGACAACATCACCTGGCGCATCCCTCTCGCGGCGGATCCACGCTTCAACAAGGTGGTGGTCAACCGCGTGAAGGCTCCGACCAAGAACCGCCACTTCATCGTGGACGGGGATTCGGTCCAGCGCTTCAAGGTGAATGCCGGCGAGGTGGACCTGACCACGGCCGACATCATGAAGATGTCCAACGTGGATGCCATCCGCAGCTTCCTCGGCCAGATGGTGCTCCCGCCGCCCCCCGTGGAGTTCGATGGCGACGAGATGGCCAAGGACAGCCCGTTCCGGGTGCTGCTGGTGTCGGATGCCCAGTACGAGAAGTTCTCCACCGATCCGAACTTCCGGAACTACCAGGCCCAGGCCATGGCCCGCGCGCGCAATGCAAAGGACCACCCGCTGTTCCGCAATCCCGAGGTGGCCCTGTGGGGCGGCGTGCTCATCGTGAAGATGCCCAAGCCCATCCGCTTCTTCGCAGGCGACGAGATCAAGTACTGCACCGAGTTCGACAGCGAGACCGAGGCCGGCGTGATCGTGCCCCAGTCCTTCGGCGAAACCTTTGCCGTGGACCGCGCCATCCTGCTGGGCGGCCAGGCCCTGGCCAAGGGCTACGCCAAGAGCCGCCACAACGGCCTGCCGTACTTCTGGAAGGAACAGGACGACGACTTCGAAGACAAGCTCGAATCGCTGATCGGCGGCATTCTGGGCGCCTCCAAGATCCGCTTCGCCGTGGACATGGGTGATCGGGTCGAGTTCACCGACCACGGCGCCACCGTGATCGACACCGTGGTGCCGATCTTCGGCCGCCGCCTGTAAGGCCTGGGGCAGGGGCGCGGCCCCCTGTCTCGCTTCCTGAACTTCCAAAGGAGCCAATCATGGCAAAGATCAAAATCCTGGGCGCCGACCGCAATCAGTTCGGCGGCGCCCGTCCCTATGGCAATGTGACCACCATCCGCAGCGTGCTGGAAACGGGCGCCACGGGCATCCCCGTGCGCTCCAACGCCATCGCGGCGCTGGCCGTCAACGATGTCGTGCAGATCAACACCCTGCAGCCGGGCTTCTTGGTGGAGGCGGTGTCGCTGATCGTGTCCAACGGGTTTGGCGCGGGCGTCACGGCCTCGCTGGGCTTCGAGTACACCGACGGCGTGGACCGGCCCGAGTTGCCCCAGGCCGCCAACTACTTCGGCGCGGGCATCGACCTGGCCACCGTGGCCAACCTGCGCCTGAACTTGACCAAGAAGCTGGCCAAGTTCCCCGCTGGCGTGACGCTGCTGCTGACCGTCACCGGCGCGGCCGTGGCCGAGGCCGGCTATCTGGATCTCATCGTCCACGGCGAAGGCCTGGGCGCGGACTGACCCCGCCGCGCGGCTAAAAAGGGGCGGCGACGCCTCTTTCCGCGCTGGCATGAACCGCAGAGGCTCATGATGAACCAAGAAACCAAAGTCGCGGTCCAGTACATCGGGCGCCGCCCCTCGTACATCGACCGCCTGTATGGCACCGGCCTGTCTTTCGACACAGAGCAGGTGCGCGGCCTTCCCGCATCCATCGCCAAGAACTTCCTGCGCCATGGCGACCTGTTCCAGCGCGCGGCCGTGGTCGAGGCGGCCGGCCAGGGCGAGCAGCAGCCCCTCAGCACGCCGTTGGACGATACGGCTGCCCAACTTGCCGATGCACAGCGCCTGCAGGAGGAACAGCGCGCCAAGGACATGCGTCGGCAGGAACTGCTGGACCAGGTCTCCAACATGGACAAGGAAGGGCTGCAGGTGTTCGCCAAGGACACCTACAACCAGGTGGTGCCCAAGACCATGACCCTGGAGAACATGCGCGCCAAGGTGTTCGCCTTCATTGACGAGTACGGCGCGGTATGAACGTTCAGCAGCTGGTGGAACAGTTCCGGGTGGACTCCCTCGACCGGGAGCAGCCCTATCTGTGGGGCGAGCCCGAGGTGCTGGCTTGGCTCAATGAAGCCCAGGCTGAAGCAGCGGTGCGCGCCCGCCTGCTGCTGGACGATTCCACGCCTGCCGTGTGCGAAATCCCTGTCGCGGCCGGGGTGGTCAGCTACCAGTTGCATCCGAAGGTCTACGAGATATCGCATCTGCGGTTCGTGAGCGCGGCCACATCGCATGCGCGCGGGCTGGACCTCGTGTCGCGCGAATTTCTGGATTCCAAACATCCGCACTGGCGCGATCACGGGCCGGGCGAGCCTCGCTTCGCCATCCAGACAGAGACGCGGCTGCGCCTGGTGCCTGCACCGCGCGAGGCAGGGACGCTGCGGCTGGAGGCCTATCGGCTACCGCTCAAGCAATTGACCCACTGCAACGACAAACCCGAGATACATGAGGCTCACCACGCCTACCTCGTGCACTGGGCGCTGCATCGCGCTTTCGGTCTGCCGGACTCCGATGGCTTCGATCCCTCCCGCTCCGGCACCGCGCTGGGTGAGTTTGAAGCCTACTTCGGCGCCCGCCCCGACGCCGATCTGCGCCGTGCGACCCGTCACGACGAGCCCCAGGTGACCGTGGTCCATACCCTGTGAGAGCAGGAGGAGAAGAGCATGCGAGGATTCGATCCCGAGAAAATGAAGCAGGCCAGGGCTGAAGCGCTGGCCAACCAGCCGCGCCTGGGGTTCCGGCCGCGCGGCAGCGAGCAGGAGCGGGGCCAGCCAGGGCCCGGCCTGGGCTTTGGCCCCACATCGGTGTTGGAGGCGCAGAGGGCCCAGGCCCAGAACCAGGCCCCCGACTCCATCCCTGCCATGGTGAAGCCGGGCGAGTTTGTCCTGCCTCCCGATACCGTGCACGCCATGGGCGGCGCTGGCGCGCTGCAGGCCGCCGTCGATGCTACCCACACGCCAGCACCCGAACAGGCATTCGTGCCGCGCGGCTTCAAGCCCAAGGTGTTCTTCGCCAACGGTGGCGCGCCAGAGGACCAGATCCCGACGGACGGCTATCCCAAGGCGCCGGCTCCTGACGGCTCCCACTCCAACCCCATGAACACAGAGCTGGGCCGCAATGTGTCGAACTTGGCCAATGCAGTGCCTGGCGCGCTGGGTGGGAGCGCCCGTGCCCTCGCGCGAACTGGCGGGGCCATCAGCGGCGCGCTCAACTCCGGCCTCAATGCCCCGCGCGCGCTGGCCGGTGGTGCCGGGATCGCTGGTGCTGGTGCCGCGGCTTCGACACCTGCAGCTGCCTCTACAGGGGCCAATCCCACGCCATCACCAGCTCCTGCCGCCACGGCCACCTCGCCGCAGGCCACGCCATCCGCCGGCAGCACCATGGGCCCGCCCAGCTCGGCGGCGCCACAGGAAGTCCAGCCCGGGATCTTCCGCCAGGGCAACAGCTTCTCCGACAGCGCACAGGGCGCGGCGCTGGGCAACGAGCCACGGGGCTTGCCATCGCGGCGCAACGACGCGGCCGGCGAGAACCTGGCCGCACAATCGACAGCGCGCGGCTTCACCCCCGGTCAGCGCACCGAGGTCGAGCAGCCGCGCCTGGGCTTTCCGGGCTTTCGCACGCCCACCATCGCCCATTCGGGAAACGACTGGCAATCCCGCAACGATCTACGCAATGCCGAAGTGTCGGCCAGCTCCATCACCAACACCCGGCGTTGGGGCGGCCGTGGCGCCGAGAACAGCCCCGATGTGGAGCGGTACCGCAGCATGCTGGGCACCGACGCGGTTTTGCGCCAGGCCCAGCCAGGCCTGGAAGCCGAGACCATGCGCCAGAACGCTGGCCTCATGCGCGAAGACATGCAGCAAACCGGTGGCCTGCAGCGCGAGGCCATGCAACAAGCCGGGGAAACCGGGCGCACGGGCATGCGTGTGGGCATCGAGCAGCAGCGCCTGCAGGGCGAGGCCGAAGCGCGCGGCTTCAAGACCCGGGCCCAGCGCCAGGAAGAACAGCTGCGCAATACGCTCCTCGATCCCAATGCCACGCCCCAGCAGAAGCAGCAGGCTCAGCAGTCCATGCGCGCGATTCGGGGCGATGCCGATCCCTCGCCCTGGAAGGTCACGGTCACCCCGGCAGTCAAGAATGCAGACGGATCCACGAGCCAGGGCAGCATCATTCGGCACAACAGCGTTACGGGCGAGGTGCAGCAGGTGGAGGGCGGTGGAGCGCGGGCCGTGCCAGCAAAGGATAGTGCGCAGGTGTTGGCCATCAAAAACAACACGTCCCTGTCTCTTGAGCAGCGCCGTGAGGAGTTGCGAAAGCTTGGATTTCAGTGAGCTCCGCCCCTAGGTTGATGGGCACACAGGTTCAGCGCTGCAGCATGGGCTGGCGCGTTCTTCACCCCAGGGAGCTTGTCCAGCAGGCACGTGGCCATGTTGGCGGCCAGAGCGGGGGCGGACGCCCCAAATAACATGAGTGCAGCACAAGCTGCCTTGATGGCCGCGCCGGCCACCCTGAGCGTGTCACCCTGCATGTTTGTACCTTGAACTAACGTGATGATGAGGACGCTAGGCAGTGTAGCCGCATGGGCTACACCGACCCCCCTCGTGGCCCAAGCCTCTGATGAAGGCTAAACTCTCGGACCATCGCACAGGTAACCCATGAAAGCTGTTTCTCTCTTCTCTGGCTGCGGCGGCTCGGACGCTGGGCTGATCGCTGCGGGCTTCAACGTCGTTATGGCCAACGACATCCTCCCCTATGCACGCGATGTATATCTGGCGAACCACGCGTCGACCGATTATCTAGTAAAAGATGTCGGGCTTATAGAAACGTATCCGCATGCAGAGTTGCTTGCTGGCTGCTATCCATGTCAGGGCTTTAGTCAAGGCGGCCTGCGCAACCCAGATCATAAATATAACAAGCTCTACGAAAAATTTCGTGATGCACTTGTTTGCATTAAACCGAAAGCATTTATTGTTGAGAACGTCTCTGGTATGGTTCGCAAGAATTTTCGCCATCTTCTTGACGATCAATTTAAGGTTTTTACTGAGGCTGGTTATAAGGTTAAGGCTCAGGTTCTAAATGCTGCTGATTTTGGCGTGGCCCAAGAACGACGGCGAATTATCATCGTTGGAATTCGTAGCGACATTGATCACGAATATATTTTTCCAACACCAACTCATGGAATTGGTTGCTCACTCCCGAAAAACACAATTAGAGATGCAATAGGAGATCTACCCGATTGGCCGGAGGGGGAATTTTATTCTCGAGATTTTCATTGGTATTATCTTTCGCGTGACCGGCGTAACGACTGGGATCAAACATCTCGAACGATTGTCGCAAATCCGAGGCATATGCCACTTCATCCAATTAGTCCTAAAATGATAAAAGTCTGCCACAATGAATGGCGCTTCGAGGATGAAGGACGCGCGCGTAGATTTAGTTACCGAGAGGCGGCAAGGTTGCAAGGATTTGAAAAGGATTTCGTTTTCCCTGACAGCGACTATGCTAGTTTAGATATGAAATACAAAGTTGCAGGTAACGCTGTTCCACCACCTCTTTTTAAGGCGGTGGCCTCAGCTTTGCCGAATATCTGGGACTAAGATGCCAATTGGAGGCTTTGTTCTAAAGCGTCATCCACAAAGGTCCAGGCGGGCAAACTGGAGAAAGCGTTGCTGTTCTCCAGAAGTTTAAATATACGTATCCGGTCGACCAAGACCGTTCTTTTTACGTGTGTTGCGCGCTCCCATAATTTTTCATTTGCGTGAAGATCGTGGGGTACAAAGCAATATGCTGCACCAGGGTGTTGGGGTAATATATGAGCTTCTGTTGCGCTGGCCGTCACATCAAGCTGTTTGTCTTCCCAATCTTGAGGAGAGCATGCACATTGGCCAAAAATAACGGGCATATTTCCACGTAAGTCCCCCATTTTTAGCCACGCTACTAGGTCGATGCCGGCATCACCTGAGTTTCGGGTGTCATAGTGCTCGGGCGGTTTAACTAGCGTAGCTTGAATATCAGATGAAAGGGAACGCAGTTTTTCGAGCAGATTGCCATCATAGCTCCCTGGTAGCGATTGATGCGCGCCAAACGGTCGTACCTCCCACGAATCATTTAGCGCATTGCGCAGCCAATTAAATGAGATTTCCTCAAATGCAGAGGTTACTTCATTTGCTCTATCCTTGAGACAAAGTCTCAATGAAGAGGCGATCAGTAGTGCTGCATACAGGCGATGCTTGGCGTTGCCCTTATCGAATTTTGATCGCAGCAAATTTCTTTCTAGCGAAAATGGCCAGTCAGAATACTGCGCACTGCGCGCGCGTAGTCGAGAGTATATGTCAGACCAGTTTTGAGAAACTTTGTCGTCTACTTCCTCGCTCTCAGTAGTAGAACCCGATTGATTGTTATCTGGTGTTTGTAGGTCGTTTGCTTCTTGTTTTTGTGAATCAATATTGCCTTTGGAAACTATTCCATTTCCATTGAATAAGCATAGTAACTCCACATAGTCAGCCCAAAGGAAAGGGTACGAGAGTCGAGGCACTTTGCCCACGTCTGTTAGCAACGCTGGCATATTATGATTCTTCAGTTTGTCGCTTGAGGCGGGTACGGCGGACAGCGCGTTGTAAAAGCATTTGAAGATCGTCAGCATTAAACGATATCTTTTCTGCTAACTTTGCCTGCGAATCCTCCACATCAATATCCCCTTCTAGAATCCGTTTGCAACTCATAATTGCCGCTTCCGCTGTTCCGAGTAATGATGTTAATGCTTCAGACGGCCCTTCTGAGAAAAGATATGCCTGGTCAAGGTTATTTGAATCTCTAAGCTTAATTGTGGCCGATTCTGAGGCTAGGACTGCTGCAAGATTTTTTAATCTTCTGGATTCACCAAGAACTGTTTCTCCGTTATCCATTTGGGCAAACATCCACCTAAATAGATCTTTCGCGTTGTCGTCATTGACGGACTCTACGTTTACAGCGTCCCTTCCTTCTAAGCCTAAAAACTGGACTATATTGGTGTAAGAAAGCGCTGTTGACAGAAGAGAGAAATTTATGTCTTCCTCATCGACTCGTTGCAACCCATAAAAATCTTTGCTTCGTGCGCGATCGTATAGATTCAATGTCGTAAGCAATTGAGCAACATAGTCTCGACGACTTCCGATGTCCTTGGCAACAGCACGAATCTGCTCCTCTTTCCCTAGATTTTGATAGAAGTTTTTTACGAGATCTGAAAGATAGCGCGCTTTCGAAAGAGGTTCCCACCTCCTTGGTCCAGAAATGTGCCTGAACCCAAGATACTTCAAGATATCTTTTCTTTGCGGGAATTCGAAGCAATCAATTTCTTTAGGAATTGATTTTGCTGCTTTTACCAAGTCAATTAAAGATTTGGTTAGCAATTCTGGTTTAACAATTCCATTTAGAACTCGCAAAGAAGCTAGGCGCCTATTCCCTTCAACTACAATGAATCTACCGGGTTCATCAATATTTGGTGTGACCAGCAACGGTTCGCCTGGAAAAAATCCCTGATTTCCAATAGAGCCAACAAGTTCATCTAAATTCTCTTCCTCAATCATCCTCTTAATTGCTTCTTCATCCCCATTGGATATTCCTAAAACATCGAGGAAGCGAGGATTCTGTGGATCAAAATCAAGTTGCGTGATGTCAGGCCGGATCTTCTTGGGTGTCGTCATGGCTGCGATTTCTAGGTTCAGTAGACTGATGCATATCTGGCCACCATCGTACACGAGTGGAGTTGTAATCATCCCTGGGGGGAGGCTCGAGTGCCGACGGCTAGTTTCAACTTGAGGAACATGTAGTTGATTTCAGCAGTCGCATCACGCTTTTCACGCCCCCGCCCAGGGTTCGCGCCCCAGCCCCTGCGCGGGAACACTGGGGGCATGGCACATCTCCCCATCCTCATCCTCTCTGGAGCGCTGGTCCTGGCGCTTGTCTTGGCCGGCGTAGCCTTGTGCGCGGCGCATCGCGCGAGCGCTGCGGCGCGGCGGGCTGAAGCTGGCGCGCGGCCTGCTGACGCCGATCTGGCTTATGTGCACGACGTGCTGCTGCTCGCGCGCCGCGAGTTCGACTTCCACGGCGGCTGCGTGGCCACCGACCGGCCAGACCTGCCTTTGGCCCCCGACACTAGCTGGACCGTCGATTTCACCAGGGCGCGGGCAGCTATCGACGCCGCCATGGATTTGCTGGAGCGCGCGGCTCCCCGTACTGGTTCTGAATGTTCTGGCGGAAGTACCTGCCTGCCGAGTGGGCCGCTTTCAACTCGGTCCAGATATGCGCCGGCACCCTCGGGTAGTCGTAAGCCCGATCCGGGTTGCTCTTGAACCATAGACGCAGCAGGCGTGTCGAGCGATCGTAGGACCCCCACAGCAGTGCATCGGACTCAACAAAGGCGTGCGACTCCATCGGTTTGGCCCGCTCGGGATGGTTGTGTAGGAGCACCCATCGTAGCCCGAGGGGCTTTTTCTTCGTGGGTTCAGAAAGTGCGGTTGCTTGCATTCGCAGACGGCCATATGCCCGATTTATGTGACTAGAATGCAAATCGCTAGCATACAACCGATGAAAAAGCCATGACACCTGATTACAAGACGCTCCTCCAACAAAAAGCAGAGATCGAAGCACGCATTGCTGAAGTCCTGAAGGTCGAAAAGGCCGACGTGATAGCCAAGGTCCGCGCCTTGGTGGCCGACTACAACCTCACGGCAGACGACGTGTTCAGCTCGGGCAAACGCAAGTCGCCCGTCGGTGCAGGCGTGGCCAAGTACCGCGACCCGTCCACTGGCGCCACCTGGACCGGCCGCGGCAAGCCGCCGAACTGGATCAAGGACGCTGTGGACCGTACTGCCTTCGAGATCTGACCCGCAGCCCGCAGTCGCGGGCTTTGTTCTTTCTGGGCCAGATCTCATGGAAGGCACGCTGTTTGCCGGTCATCGGCATGCGCACGTGCCTCTGAGGAGTAGCCAACCTCCCTCAGCTACCACGGTGCGGAACGTTGCAGAATTTGGCCGGAGCACTGAAGACATGTCCTCGAAGTACAAAGCCCTTATGCGGGAGCGAGCAGCATTGGATGCAAAGATCGCTGAGTACTATGGCGCCAGGAAACTTGATGCGATTGATGACGCCAGGAAACTGGTGAAGGATCACGATCTCAAGCCCGACGACTTGTTTGTTCCCGACAAGCCTGCAAACGTGCGGTACCGGAATCCCAAGACAGGTGAGACTTGGACGGGCCGTGGCCGAGCTCCTCGGTGGATTGAAGGCCGAGACCGGAAGCCTTTCGAGATTTGAACGACAGTCAGCCATGAGTGGGCTTTCCATGCCACCATTGCGCCATGACTCCCACGCCCCTCCTTCAGTTCACCAGCGTGCGCACGAGCGTTGTGGACGGAAAGACGCTCATCGGCCTCAAGCACACGGCCAAGACATCGGCAGGCCTGCCTGTGTCCACGACCTGGATCGACATGCCTCCCGAGGATGTTGAGCGGCTGATCAAGACGCTGCAGGACACGTTGGCCGAGCTGGGCCGCAAGTAGCCGCGCGCATCAGCCCCCTCCAGCTCCGCGCGCTAGGGCTTTTCATTCCTGTTTACCCCCGCATAAACAGCGTCAGAACGCCCACCGCCACAGCCAGCAGCACGATGGCAACGGCAGCCAGGCCCACAGTCATGGCGGGGCTGTGTTCATCGTCTTCGTCCTGCTCCCCATCTCTGCTTTCCATCGTTCCTCCCGTGCACGGCCATTGGGTGATCCGGTGCACCAGTATGGGGCCGCTGCATTGGGATCATTCCTGAGCAGCCTTACACGCGTCTGAGTTGACCCCCGGCTAGGGTTCGACCCCACCTTCCAGCTCCGGGAGAGTGGGGAAATGGCACATCCTCATACCCTCATTCTTGCTGGCGCGCTGATCGTGGCGCTGGGCTTGGTCTTCTCTGCCGTTTTCGCGGCGCTTCGGGCTGCAGCAGCCGCGCGGCGCGCCGTCGAGCTCGCTGAAGCCGCTGCGCAAGAGACTGCGCGGCAACAGGTCGCGCGCGGCGAAACCCTCGAATGGTTGCAAGACCATGTCTCCCGAGGTATTCAGATCCTGGCCAAGGGCTGTGCCTCAGGAGAGGATGGCTATCAGGGCGGTGACGACGACAGCTATAGCGGCAATGCCGGCGCCAATCCAGGCAATCTTCACTGACCTCCCAGCGATCTCGTTTGCCGCTCGGGCCAAACGCAGCGTCTCCTCCTCCCGTGCATCACGCAGCTTCGCTGCTTCCTCCTCGCGCTTCGCCTGCTGCTCACCCAGCCAAGCCCTAGCTTCTTTCCCAACGGAATCGGGCTGCTCAGCCAGCATCCGAACATAGGTTTCACCATGCTGCTCAAAGGCAGCCCTGTGCTTCAGATCCCTCACGCTCCACCCTCCAGGATGTTGATGCGAGGATGGTAGCCGCCCCCTGTAGGGTTCGACCACCCCCGCACCTCTCCTTGAGAGTGGGGGGATGAGTGAAATCGATGACATCCTCAAGGGCGCGCCGGCGCATAAGACAGACGCGCCCCCTAGTGCCGCGATGGCCGGGCAGTCCGCCAAAACCACATCCGAGATCGACGACATCATGAAAGACGCGCCCACCACGGCGCGCGGCTTGAAAGGGTGGGCGCGGGATATTGGCGCAGGACTGGTGGACACGGCCATAGGCGTGCCAGAAGCGCTCGTTGGACTTGCCGACATTCCCACGGGTGGGCGGGTGGGGAAATTCCTCGAGAACAAGGACGGCGCCGCAGGGCTCAGGTTCAAGGATGCCCGGGAGGTAACAAGCGGCTGGTACTCGGACGCAACCCAAGAAGCTGAGCGCAAGGTCCAGCAGGCTGATGGGATTGTCGACAAAACGGTAGCGGCGATTCAAAACCCCAGCGTTATTGCCAAAGCCGTGGGAACGTCGCTTGGCGCCATGGGTGCGGGAGGTGCGGTCGCACGGGGTATCGCGGCCATTCCCAAGGTGGCTGCGATGGGTGCGCGCGGCGCTGCGGCCGCCGGTGCGTTGGGTGAGGGCGTGGTGGGCGCGGGCTCCGCTGCTGAGCAGATCCGCCAGGAATCCGATGATGGGCTGCTCTCTCCGGGCCAGGTCGCAGCGGCGGCTGCCACGGGCGCGGCTACGGCGGGCTTTGGATATGCCGGGGGGCGGGTGGCGCAGCGCCTGGGCATTGGTGATGCCGAGACCATGCTGGCCCAAGGCAACAAGGGCATCGCCAAACAGTTCGCTGATGACGCGGCCACGGCCGCCACCAATCCGCTGCTGCAGCAGCGCGCGGTCAAGAGCATTCCGCGCCAGGTGATCGAAGGAGCCATCTCCGAAGGTTTCCTCGAGGAGCTGCCGCAGTCCGTAGCCGAGCAGATCTTCCAGAACCTGGCCCTGGGAAAGGACTGGTCCCAGGATGTGGATACGGCAGTGGTGCTGGGCACGCTGTCGGGCGCGACCATGGGCGGCGGCGCGGCGGGGTATCGGGCGATGCGCGAGCCACGGGTGCCTGCTGGTCAGCCGGGCGATGCTGCCGCCCAGCCCCCGGATGCCGGCGCAGAGCCTGCGGGCCTGCCCGATGTTGCAACCTACGGCCCGGCCATCGACCAGATGGTCCGGCCCGAGAGCCAGCAGCAATACCGTGATGCGCTGGCGCGCGCTCAGGACGAGAGCCTGCCTCTCGAGGACCGGAAGGCTGCGGCGGACTCGCTGCACCAGGCTTTCAGCCCAGATCTGTTCCAGCAGGTCAGCGAGAACCAGGCCGATGGCGAAGTGCCCGCCGGCTTGGCCAAGGTCCGCGACGAATTCATGCGCCAGTTGAGCGCCCAGCAAGAGCCCGTGATCGATGAAGCACGGCTGCGCGAGCAGGGCATCACGCCTGCACCGCAACTCGATGCCGCGCGCATAGACGCTGCCATCGGCGAACTGCGCCCGTCCGAGGCCATGGGCCTGGACCCTGCGGCCGGCTCCCTGTCCGCGGCTGCTGCCATTGCCGTGGACTCCGGCGCGGCGGCTCAGGCCCAGCAGGCCAGTGTCATGGCCCAGGCCGCAGAGCAGGCGGCACGTGCACCAGCCAAGAAGAAGGCTTCCGAACGCCAGGTCACTGCAGACCCTGCCACGGGCGAGATCGCTGGCGGGGCCCTTGCCACCTGGACCGATGAAGACCTGTCGAACGCATTCCGTTCTGCGCAGGCCAAAGAGGTGCGCACGCCGTTGGCCCTGGAGCTGCAACGTCGCCGTGCCGAGCGCGAGAAACAGGGCCGCGGCGCCGCGCCAACGCCCGCCACCACATCCACCCCCCAGCAAGGAAGCATCGATGGCACACAAGCCGATCAAGCCCAGCCGCCGCGCGCGGAATCTTCGCAGGCAGCAGGAGCGCAGGGAGCGCCGCTTGCTGGTCCTGGCCCAGCGCAGGGGCTGACCAATGGCACCACCTCGTCTCAGCACGATGGCGCGCAAGCAGGTGCGGCGCCAGGCTCGCAGGCTCAAGCGCCAGTCCAAACCCCTGCCCAGCGCATCGATGCCGGCCGCGCGGCCTGGGCCAGCATGCCCACCGCAGAACGCAAGGTCCTGGCCAAGCGTGTGGGCGGTGTAAACGCTGCCATCAAAGGCAGTCTCCACGGCGCGCGCTGGGAGAACCTGAATGCGGAGCTGCAGCTCCGTCTTGCTGACGCCATCCAAGCGCAAGGAGCAACCAATGATTCAACCGCACCTGCAGTACGGCTGGCAGATGAACGCCCAGCAGGCCCTGCGGCTGCTGCGGAGGCTGGGGGCGGTCAGCCGGCAGGACGCGCGCCAGATGCGCAGTCTTCTGGGCCGCGAGGGGGAGGTGCCGGACAGCCTCCTGCCGGCATGCAACCTGCTGTACCTGGCCGAAGTGGCGCCAGCGAACAGGCTGCCGGCGTAGAGCCTGCAGCTGCACCAGCTTCTACGGCGGGCCAGCAGCAGGCCGTGGCCATCGCACAGCAGGGCAACGAGGCGCGGCGCGCTCAGCTGCTGGCCGCCAGCGAGCGCTGGACCAGCATGCCGGCGGCCGAGCGCCAGGCTGTGGCAAAGGCCGCGAAGGGGCTGAACGCACCAGCACGGGCGGGCGCTCATACCCGGGCATGGGCTGACCTGGCGCCCAAGGTGCGCGAGAAGCTGGCCGCCGCCATGCCCGATGCTGCTGCAGCACCTGCAGCACCTGCAGCACCTGCAGCACCTGCAGCACCTGCAGCACCTGCAGCACCCGTGCCGCAGGCCCAGGCCGCCTCTGTGCCAGCCGCTGCCACCGACGAATTCCCCCTGCAGGAGGCAGCCGCCAGCTACTCTGGCATTTCGCATCAGGGCACCACCCGAGCAAACGGCGACCGAGCGGCCTTCGAGACCTTCCTGACCAGCCAGCGCGACGATGGCACGTCGGTAGCCGAGACCGAAGCCCAGAAGGCGGCCGTGGAGGCCGAAGTGCAGCAGCTGCGCAAAGAGTATTTGCAGCAGTACCGCATGCTGATGGGCGTGCGCGCCGGTACGTACAGCGGCTTCGTAGCAGGCCGCAGCGGCCTGAACTCCAAGCAGGCGGGCAGCCGGAACAGCGGACTGGATCGGGCCATGGAACGCTTTGCGGCTTGGGAGTCCGGGGCAAGTGGCCGCGCACGCAGGGCAGCGTTGGCCGCCCGCACTCCCGCTGAAGTGCAGGCGGCAAAGGAGGCGGCCGCCACGGCACGCCAGGAAAAGGACGCTGCACGGTTGGCCAAGGATCTTGCGCTGGTGGGCCGGGTTCTGGATTGGAAGAAGGGCGACCGTTCGGAATTTGCCAAAGGCACGACCCTGGTAGGCGTGAACAAGGACCGCGCGGGATACCCCAACAGCGTGTTGCTGGAGCCCACCGATGGCCCGCCCTTGGTGGACAACAAGTTTGACTTGGCCGGGTTGCTTCGCCGCAAAGGTGAAAGCGTGCCCGAATCGCGCCAGCGCGTGCGTGACCTGGTGGACCAGGTGCGTGCCGAGCGTGGACTGAACGGCAGCGAGACTGCTGAAGTCACGCCCAAGCGGCCTCGCGGGGTCCTGGCCAAGAAGGCCGCGGCCGAAGAGGCAGCCCGCGCCGACTACTTCACGCCGGGCAACATCGTTGAGGGGTATGGCGACAGCCAGGCCCGCGTGGTCTCGTACACGCCGGCCAATGCCGATGGCGTTTGGAGCGTGACGGTACGCCAGGTGGAGAAGCAGGGCTCAGGCTGGGAAGATGTGCCGGGCGTGCGCGAGCGCACCCATGCCACGCCGCCCAGCGCCCGCGAATTGAAGGCCGGACCGGTGGAGCGCGCCGAGGAACTGCCATTCCGGCGCGCCGAGGCCGAGGGCCAGGGCCTGACCGATGACCAGATGGCCAACCTGCTGCGCATCATGCGTCCGGAGCCGGCGGCGTTTTCCGATGCTGCGCGGGCCCAGGCGGTGGGCCAGGTGCGCGAGACGGTGGACGCCATCCGCAAGGGCTGGAGCAACGGCCCCGAGGTGGTGGTGGCGTTCGACATGAACGACCCGGCCGTTCCCGATGCGGCGCGGCGCGCGGATTTGCGCCAGCGCAGCGGCGGCGCCAGTGGTGCGCCCGAGGGCTTCTACTGGCGCGGCAAGGCCTACCTGTTGGCCAGCAAGCTGAACACGCCGGCCGACGCGGCCCGCGTGCTGCACCACGAGGTGCTGGGCCACCACGGCCTGCGCGGCATGTTCGGGCCGGAGCTGAACAAGATCCTCAACCAGGTGGCCACCATGCGCCAAGCGGAGGTGGCGGCCAAGATCAAGGAATATGGGCTGCGCGGCGTCACGGACCTGAGCCGGCGCCACGCGGCCGAGGAAGTGCTGGCAGAGATGGCTGAGAAGACGCCGCAGCTGCATTTCGTTCGCCGGGCCGTGGCCGCCATCCGCAACTGGCTGCGAGCCAACGTGCCGGGGTTCAAGAATCTCAAGCTGTCGGACGCCGACATCATCCAGGGCTACATCCTGCCGGCGCGCGATTTCGTGGAGCGCGGGCAGCGTACCGCTACCGACCGTATTGAGCCGGTGTTCAACCGTTCGGACTCGGCGGCCGCCATGCCCGACGCCATCATCGGCAGCACACTGGGCAGCGCATCGAAGCATCCCGACTACGCTGCGGCCAAGGGCGGGGATGTTGCGGCGGCCACGCGGCTGGCCGTGGACCTCGTGACGCCTGAGATGGCGGCGAAGGTGGCAGCTGCGCTGGGTGGTGCGCGGCCGCGCGTGCTGCCGGTGGCTGCCGAAGAGTCCAGTGGTCGCAACAAGATCCCGCGCGCCGTGGCCGAAGTCCTGGCGGCACGCCTGGGCCTGGAAACGACGACGGGCATCGTGCAGGCGAATCGCGCGCGGCGCACCGGCCTGGATGGACTGGACCGCATCTTTGCACCTGTAGATTTCGCGGGCACCGTAGAGCCGGGCGACTACCTCCTGGTGGATGACACCCTCACGCAGGGCGGCACGTTCGCGGCCCTGGCCAGCCACATCCGCGAGGGCGGTGGAAACGTGGTGGGCGTGGTTGCGTTGACCGGCAAGCAGTACAGTGCAAAAATCCAGCCCTCTCCTGAAATTCTCGCAACTCTCCGGCTAAAGCATGGTGACCTCGAAGACCAATTCCGCGCAGCCACAGGCTACGGCTTCGACGCGCTCACCGAGTCGGAAGCCCGATACCTCGCGAGATTCGAGCCGGCTGAGCGACTCCGAGATCGAATCGCTGAAGAAGGACGACGCGCAGGCGAGCGCGCAGATCAAGGCAATCCTCGCCAAGGCGATGCAGGCGACGAACTGAGCTTCAGCCGCTCACGGCTTTCGGAGATCAAGGACAGCGCTCTGGACCAGCTCCAGAAGACGATGTCCCACCCGGGCAAGGTCTCTGTCTGGGACAAGACCATCGGCACCATGCGCCACCTGGCCGAGCGCGCGCCAGCTTTCAAGCCGGTCTACGAGACCGCCCAGCGCAATATCGATGACGTGTCTATGCTGGCCAACGATGCGGCCGACCGGGCGCCGCGCCTGTTGCCGCGCGTGGACACCATCGGCGATCTGGTGGGCAAGAATCGTAAAACCCCTGTCTCGGCGGCCGACAACAAGGCCGTGGCCAAGCCGCTTTTCGAGGGCACGCTGCTCTGGGGCCGGGACGTGGACGGCAAGGCCGTGCTGGTGGACGAGCTGACCAAGAAGTACGGCAACCTGCCCGCCGACGACAAGGCACAGCTGCTGCTGCGCGCTGGCCGGCTGGACGACCGCATGCTGCGCGCCTGGCGCGGTCTGCCGCTGGCACAGTACGAAGCGCTGGTGAATTCGCGCTTCGACAGCAAGATGCTCAAGGCCGGCGCGGTCTGGACGGATGCCGAGCTGCAGACCATGTTCGGCGCCACGCCCAACCAGATTGCCCTGTACCGCGAAGCCCGCGCGGCCATTGACCGCTCCATCGACATGACTGCCCGCGCGGACATGATGCGCGCGCTGGGCGACGAGTACGCCGATATGCGCGACATGGTGCTGGACGCACCCAAGCTGGCCGATGCTCTGGAGCTGCTGACCACCACGCTGCAGGAGGATGCCAAGGCCAAGCCTGACATGGCCGAACGGCTGCTGCAGCTGAACAACATGGTGGTGGACCGGGCGGCCACGGCCAAGGATCTGCAGGACGGCGGGTATTCGCCGCTGTCGCGTTTCGGCCGGTACACGCTGGACGTGGTGGACCAGGAGGGCAACCGCCAGTACTTCGGCATGTACGAGACCATGAAAGACGCCAACCTGGCCAAGATCCAGATGGCCCAGGCCTTCCCCGGCGCCGTGATAGCCCAGGGCACGATGAGCCAGCAGTCCTTCAAGCTGTTCGCGGGCATCACGCCCGAGACACTGGAGATCTTCAAGGACATGGTCGTGGGCAAGGAGGCCGACGCGGCCACGCGCAAGGTGTTCGACGAATACCTGAAGCTGACGAAGAACAACCACAGCGCCTTGAGGCGTCTGATCCAGCGCAAGGGCATCGAGGGCTACAGCCAGGACGTGGGCCGCGTTGTTGCCAACTTCGTCTACAGCAACGCGCGCCAGGGCGCTGCCGGGCTGAACGCGGGCACGATGGACCGCGCCATCAACGACATCCCGAAGGACCAGGGCGAGCTGAAGGACCTGGCCATGGGCCTGCGCAGCTACATCCGCGATCCACAGGAAGAAGGGCAGGCAGTGCGCGGAATGCTGTTCGCGCAGTACCTGGGCGGCTCCCTTGCCTCGGCCTTCGTGAACATGACGCAGCCCTTTGCGGTCACGCTGCCATGGCTGAGCCAGTTCGGCGGCATCCGCGCGGCCAGCGGGCAGATGACCCGAGCGCTGAAGGATATGGGCACGCGCGGTATGAAGTACGAGACGGACCTGGCCCATGCCCTGAAGTCGGCTGAGGATGATGGCGTGGTCTCGCCGCAGGAGGTGCACCAGCTCATGGCCCAGGCGCGCGGCGCGGGCGGACTGCGCTCTGGCGACGGCACGCGGGCCGGGGATGCGCGCGCGGCGGCGGGCAATGCCTGGGAGCGCGCCAAGGTGGCGTGGGGCCAGCCCTTCGCCCTGGCAGAGCAGTTCAACCGGCGCTCCACTTTCATCGCAGCCTTCCGCATCGCCAAGGCCCAGGGCATGGATGACCCGGGCGCCTTCGCGCGCAAGGCCGTGCTGGAGACGCAGTTCGTCTATTCCAAGGCCAACAAGCCCCAGTGGGCACGCGGCGCCGTGGGCGGCACGCTCTTCACCTTCAAGACCTATTCCGTCAGCTACCTGGAGCTGATGCAGCGGATGTGGAAGCAGGGAGGGCCAGAGGGCAAGCGCGCGGTGGGCTGGGCCCTGGCCATGCTGCTGCTTATGGGAGGCGCCGGCGGCGTGCCCTTCATGGAGGACGCCGAGGACCTGATCGACGGTGTGGGCCAGATGATGGGCTACAACCTCAGCTCCAAGCAGTGGCGCAAGGAAGCGCTGGCCGGCATCGTGGGCAAGGAGCTGGCCGGGTTCCTGGAGCAGGGCATCTCTGGTCTGCCAGGCGCTCCCATCGACGTGTCCGGGCGCCTGGGCATGGGCAACCTGCTGCCCGGCACCGGCCTGCTGCTGACCAAGCAAAGCCGCGAGCGGGATCTGCTGGAGGTGGTGGGGCCGGCGGGCGATCTGGTGATGCGTGGCTTCAAGGCCGGTGGCAAGGCGCTCACGGGAGATTTCGGCGGCGCTGCGCTGGAGGTGTCGCCCACCGCCGTACGCAATGCTGCCAAGGGGCTGGATATGGCGGCCAGCGGCATGTACAAGGACACCAAGGGCTACAAGGTGATCGACACGACCTTGGGCGAGGCTGTGGCCAAGGCCATTGGATTCCAGCCCAAGAGTGTGGCGGAGATCCAGGAGGCCAACAGCTTCATGCAGCGGGCCAAGAGCTTCTACAGCCTGACCAGCAGCGAGATCAAGGCGCAGTGGGCGGATGCGCTGTTTCGCAAGGATGAGGGTGCCCTGGCGCGCGTGCGCGAGCGGCTGGCCGATTGGAACCAGAACAATCCGGAGCAGCCCATCGTCGTCAAGATGCCCGACGTGTGGAAGAAGGTGCGGGAGATGGGCAAGGATCGCATTGACCGTATCGCGGACAACTCGCCAAAGGCGCTGCGACAGCAAATGCGGGAGATGGCTGCGAGTGTGAGGTGATCGCGCCCGCATATGAAAGTTTCACCCTAGCCCGATGGTGATCGCTCATTAAGTCTGGAGCACCATCGGACTAGGTGGGCGGTGATATTCAACTTTTATAGAGAGCTTGCTGAATATCAGTTCTTGCGCATTCTGAAAAGCTCGTCGTATTGAAATGCTCCGCAGCGCCCGTCTCTTGGAGTGGTTCCTGCATAAGGCAATGTTCCTGTAGTATTTATCCAGGTCCATCCATACATCCCATAGGTGGAGCAAGTGTATACCACTGCGCCCTTGGGTAAAGATCGTGTGTCTCTCATATAAAAGGTGGTATTCGTCTGGTAGTCCGAACAGCCGCCCCCTCCTGTACGATAAACTATTACACCCGAAGGGTGGTTTAGGTGGCAGCTTTTGAAAAGATCACCGCCATCGTAAACTTGGAATTCTCGCCAAGCAACCCATGAGGGGCTTTTTTTCGTTTCGACAATAATTGTTCTTACTGGAATTTCCTTCAGATTTTGGTATTCGATCCATTGATTGTCTTGTGTGCTGGATGAAATTTCGCCAAAATCAAACCACTTACCTGCATCATTTCTTCCCCAGATATGATGAATTGTTTGGCCGGCAGGACTTTGTGCCGGAAGCATTCGAATGCTCAAAAACATTCTTTCGGAGCCAAGATCAATGTCTATCCACTGAGTCGCGCCCCCGCCCGCGTTCCAGATCGTATTGGGGTTACCATCGGCCGCTTTCGCCATGTCGGCAACGTTTCCGGATGCGTTCGTGATGGTGATTGGCAGCAAAACGCCACTTTGTGCGGATGCACCCGCCGCGAACATTGCAGCAGCTGTTCCAATTGACGCAGCAACCAACTTGAATGATTTCATTTGCAACTACTCCTCCAGTTTTGAAGTCATGCATGCTAATAGAGTTTTGCTCGTGTATTTTTAGATTTCCCCTATTGGGTTGTGGATTAATTGCTGAGAACTATTGGTTATTGAGCAAACTATTACTTTGCTAACTATTTGAGTAATGGAAATGTAATTGGTCGCACACTTTCGCGGAGCGCGTGCCCCGGCTAGGGTTCGACCAATGGATGCACGCCCGGGAAACTCCTGGGCATGCCATCCACCCCCAAGCCCATCGGCCCATTCCCCCTCGGAATGGACAATCGCGCACCCGACTTCAAGCTCGGGCTGCCCGAGGGCGCCGGCCACCTGCTGCGTGATGCGCTCAACGTCGATGTGACGGCCCAGGGCTCGCTCAAGACGCGGGGCGGGTATGTGCTGGCAGAGCAGGGCCTGGACTGTCATTCGGGCTGGTCGCCGCTGGACGGCTCCTATGGCCTGTACTGCGACAGCGGCGACATCTTCCGCATCGATGTGGATGCTGCTGGCGCCACCACGCGCACCCAGGTCGCGGCGGGCTACGGTCGGGTCACGCCCGTTGTCTATGCCGAGGTCAACGAGGCCGTGTACTTCACGGACGGCATCCGTGTCGGCTCCTACCACCCTGTGCCTGGCCCGACACCGCGCTGGCTCGATGCCCAGCCGCAGGTCGTGGGCGATGTGCAGTTGTCCCTGATGCCGGCCGGCAGCAGCATTGCCTACCAGGGCAGCCGGCTGCTGGTGGCCGTGGGCTCGGCGCTGATCTACAGCGAGCCGTTCACCCCGGGCCTGCGCGACGAGTCGCGGGGCTTCGAGATCTTCCCGGCGCCCATCACCTGCATCGCGGCCGTGGAGGCCGGCGTGTTCGTGATGGCAGACAAGACCTATTTCCTGGCCGGCGGCCTGCCGGCGCAGTCCATGCGCGCGGTGTTGCCCTACGGGGCGCTGCAGCAGCAGGCCGGGTATCGGCTCGCGGCCACGGGCGGCACGGACGGCGCGCACTGGATGAGCACGCGCGGCATCGTCTCGGCCCGGCCGGACGGTTCGCTGGTCAACCTGCAGGCCGAGCACATCGCCATGGAGGCCTCGGGCGCGGGCGCAACGCTGTACCGCGAGGCCGACGGCATGCGCGCCATCGTGGCCACCCTCTCTCAATCCCCCAGCACTTCGGCCGGCGTGGGCTCCTTTGCCCAGGCCCGGCTTGTACCAAAGGCCCAGCCATGAACACCAACCACGCCATCCCCTGCGGCTTTGTTTACGACCTGGCGCTGCGGCGCCGCGCCGACGACGCGCTGGTGCACCGGGAGCGCCTGCACAACCGCGTGCCCGGCGAAGGCCTGGACCTGATCGCCAATGCCTGCTTCAAGGGTGCGGCCATGCCGGCCAACCTGTTCATCGGGCTCTGGTCCGGCTCCTATGTGCCCAACGGCACCGAGACGGCGGCCACGCTGCCCACGCTGGTGACCGAGGTCACGCAGTACGACGGGGCTACGCGCAAGGCCTGGGTGCCGGGCAACGTTTCGGCCGGCGGCGTGAGCAACGAGCTGAGCCTGGCGCGGTTCAGCTTCACCGGCATGCAGACCGTCAACGGCGTGTTCGTGAGCAGCAGTTCGGGCAAGGGCTCGGACACCGGCGCGCTGCTGTCCATCGTGCGCCTGCCCGTGGCGCGCGCCGTCGATCCCGCCTTCTATCTGGAGATCCTGGCGGGCTTCCAGTTCATCTCCGTTTCCTGAGTTTCCTGATCCACCGCTTCCTGACCTTTCGAGGACCATCACCATGACGACCAAAGCCTCTACCGGCCTTCGCAATCACATGCTCGCCACGGGCTCGCTCAAGGCGGCCCTGGATGGCGGCTTCCTGGATATTTACGGCTGCCCCGAGTCGTCGATTCCGTTGACCGCGGATGCAGCCATCGACCCGGCGGTGCACAAGCTGCTGGCCCGGATGTACAGCGACGGCACCTCGGCGGGCCTGACCCTCGCCCTGGCCGCCGCCGACGGCTTCATCGAGAAGCTCGCCTCGCAGACCTGGTCTGGCACTGTCATCGAGACGGGCACTGCGCGGTTCTTCCGCTTTACCGCAGCCGGTGATACCGGAGCGGCTTCCACGACCCTGCCCCGTCTGCAGGGCACCATCGCGCGCGCGGGCGCCGACCTGAACATCACCAGCGTGGATCTGGCGGTGGGCGCGCCGCAGGCGGTCAACTTCTTCTCCATCGCGCTGCCGGCGTTCTGATCGGGGCGCAGGCATGGCTGCTGGAACGCTCGTCTACGAGGCCGGGGCCCTGGTGCCCCAGGCCGACGTGCTCGTGGCCGTGGTGGCTGCCGATGATCCCTACCTGGGCCTGGACTTCCAGGACCTGATCGATGCAGCGCACTGGGCGTTCGGCTGGAGCGGGGATGCGATCAACCCGTCGCGCGGCTTCCTCGACCTGGGCCTGCCACCGGCGCCGGACTTCGAGGTCCGGGCGGCGGCCCAACTGGTGCGCACGATCAACGTGGGCCTGTACCAGGTCACAGTGGCCGGTGAGCCCGTCGGTGTCACGGCGGACGTCGCTCTGCTGTACAAGGACACGAACGCGGGCGTGCATGAGTTCGACCTGGACGCGGCCGGTGCTGTGGTCAAGCCGGTCAACGTGCCTTCAACGGTGCAGGAGCTGCGCCTGGTGAGCCTGGGCGGTGGCTTCCAGGTACTCGACGGCGAGGTGTTGCTGGGCGAGATCACGGCGGCAGAACTGGCGGGCACGGAATTCGAGTGGCACGAGATGCGGCCCTATGCGCTTTCAGCGACGGATCGCGTGCAGGCCGATGGAGCCTTCAATGGCGTGGACAGCCTCAGCGCCTTCTGGTGGAACGGCACCAGCGGAGGCGGCCCCTCCGAGTTCTGGACCGACTTCCTGCTGGCGCGCGAGGAGGTGTGATGCTGATCCACAAGGACCTCAAGGGCGATGCCGGCGGGCCAGAGCACCAGGCGCTCAAGGGCATGCTGGATGTGGGCAATACCTTCATGACCGACCGGCGCGACGGCAGCGAGGTGCAGCGTTCGGGCGAGTTCGTGACGCTGCGGCGCACGGGTGGCGAGGTCGTGCAGCTGGTGTCGCTGTGGGAGCCGCCGGACGCGCGCCGCCTGACGGATGGCTATGCACAGGCCGTGCCCGACGATGTGGCGCCGCCTGCCCCGGGCGCGCCCGACGCAGTGCCCCGGGTGCAGCTCATGGCGTCTGCGCTCGACGAGCAGCAGGGGCCGCTGTCCTTCAGCAGCCTGGCCGCTTCCAAGCTGCAGACCCGCGTGCCGCGCTTCACTCGTGTCGAGACCCGCGTGGAGACGGCCGACCATGCTACAAAGAACGGCAAGCGGCGGCTGTTCTCCCTGGGCGACGGCACCGTGCTGCTGGTGCGCGAGGTCTCGGCGGCCGGCGACACGCGGTATTTCGCGGGGCTGAATGGCTTCGCGCAGCCGGTGCGCCGCGTCAGCCGCTGCACGGGTGTCGAGCTGGTGCGCATGGACCCGGACCGGCCGGCCGGCGGCAAGGTGCTGCTCTCGTTCGGCGTGCACAGCGGCCTGGGCTTTGATCCGGGGTCGCGCTCCATCGATTTCTTCGCAGACGACGATCAGCTGTACGACGCGAGCAAGGTCTATGCGGCCAATGCGGGCCTGCTGTTCGGGCGCGTGCTGTTGAGCATGCGCGCCGACCCCAGCAGCACCTATGCCGTGGCCGAGCCGGCCATGGCCAAGGAGGGCGAGAAGTCCTATCTCAGCTTGGTCGCCGTCCACGGCCTGGCCGAGGACTGCTACCACCCCGATTCCTCGGGCCTGTACCGCCTGACCTGCACACGCACCACGGCCGATGGCGTGCAGACCTCCAAGATCAGCATGCCGGCGGCCGTGGGCCCTGGGCAATACATGGCACCGGTGGAGATGGACCTGGTGCGCCTGTCGCCCCAGACCCTGGTGCTGTCCCTGCGCATGACCACGCTGCGCCTGCCGGGCGCCGGCAGCGTGTCCGCGGCCAGCGCGGGCTGGGCCTATCTCTGGAGCGACGACAACGGCGCCACCTGGGTCCATGTGCCGCATACCGGTATCACGGATGGCAACGCCGCGCCCGTGCTCGCCGCCATGGTGCCGCGCGACAAGGACACGCTGCTGCTGGTCTCGGCCCTGCAGCTGGACAGTCTGGTGCCCGCGCCCGATGCGGCTAGCGTGCAAGTCTATGCGTTCAACCGCAGCGGCGCCACGCGCATCAGCACCATCCCGGGCAGCCGGTTCAGCGCAGGGCTGCATGCTGGCGATGTGATCGGCGGCCTGCGGCACTACCCGCCTTACTTGGCCGTGGGCTACGGCGGCGGCGTGCGCGTGGACAGGAAGCCGCTGCTGTGGGTCCAGTTCGACCCCCAGTACATCCACGCCGAGGACTCGCCGGGCGTGATCGACTATCCCGGCAGCCGGGCTCAGCTCATGGTCTCCGATGACGGCGGTGCCACATGGGAGCGGCGGATGCTGCCCCAGCCCTGGCCTCAGCGCGTGGGCTTTGTCGTGGCGCTGGACCAGCGCACGCTGGCCATCCCCGTCTACGGCCCGCGCCAGACCGACGACAGCGGCGCCATCCTGCCGCTGGCCGTGAAGCTGTACACCAGCCGCGACGGGGGGCAGCGCTGGCGCGCCACGGCGCACAGCATGCGCTTGCCGTACTGGGCCTGGGTGGACGGCCAGCTGTTGCCCGGCTCCAGCGGCTACGACATCGACGACTCGCGCTTCGACTTCAACCGCGGCGAGCTGTTCCCCCTGCTGAGCCTGCGCGACGACAACGGCGAGCTGCTGCCCATGAACCCCGGCCGGCCCTGGATGGCCGACCACCGCGCCAAGGAGCCCGCCAATGGGTAACGCGCTGATCAAGAACAAGAAGCTGGTCGAGTTCGTGCCGGCCACGCCTGCGGACCCGGGGTTCCCGGGGCAGCCGGCCATCCCCGAGCGCATCACGTACGAATGGCGAGATGTGCGTGTCGAGGCCGGGCCGCACGAGATGCAGCGGCTGGAGCGGGCACTGCCCGGCGGAGAACGCCTGGTGTCCTGGCGCACGCCGCTGGATGTGCTGCGTGAGCGCGTGGGCAACCCATCACTCAGCGCAGCGACAGCCCACTACAGCGATGTCTGGGCCTACGTGCAGACATCCGACTATGCCGACGCCCAGCGCGTGCCCCTGACCTGGACCAGCGCCTGGATCATGCGCCGCGAGAACGTGCGCATCGTGATACCGGCCCAGCCTGCGATCCCGGCGCGGCCGCCGAAGGTCGCCACCCCGGAGCGCCGCACCTACGACTGGCACTTCGGCTGGAACGGTGGAGCGCACAGCCTGCGCGAGCTGCCGGCCAACTGGATCGGCACGGCCAGCTTTGTGATCGGCAAGCCCGTGGGCGCCGTGGTGGGCTTCACCCTCGCCAGCCAGGTTCCGCGCGTGAGCCGTTCATCGTTCGCCAATGTGGAGTACGGCCTGCTCTTCGGGGATGGCCAGGTCAACGTTCGCCATGCTGGCGTCACGCTGCAGCGCGTGGGCTCGATGACGGGCAATGACACGGTGCGCGCCCAGGTCGGAGGCGGGCGCATCGAGTGGTTCCTGAACGATGTCAGCGTCTACAAGGGGCGCTTTGCGATGGCCGGACCCTATGTGCTCGATGCCGTGCTGTACTGCGGCGACGATGCGGTGGACTCTCCGCAACTGGATGATGGGCTGCCCGCAGAAGACGGCAAGGCGGCGCTGATGCTGGCGCCCCTGCAGACGGCGGGCCAGGCCCTGGAACCCATGGGGATGCAGCTGGCCATGGCGCCGCTGGACCTGTTCGCTGCGGACAGGCCGCTGGCCCAGGTCAAGGCGCGGCTGCAGCCCCTGCGCGTGGCCGGCGACCCCATCCCGCGCGGCGCGCTGCGGCTGGCCGGCGCCCAGGTCCGGGCATCGGACGCCCGCAATGACGCCGTGGCGCGGCCCACGCTGGCGCGCCTGCAGACCACGGCCGAGGTCGAGGTGGGAGAGGGTGCCTGGATCCCGCAGTACTCCATCGGCACGGCCTTCGTGCCGCCGCCCGTGGTCAACGGCTCCATCATCGGTGGCCAGGGCCACGACTACCAGATGCGCCTGGGCCCGGCCTTCACCGTGGCCTCCCAGGACCGGCATGCCGAAGGCCGGCTGGCCCTGGCGCCCGTGCAGCTGCTGTCCGATGTGGAGGCGCTGACCCACCTGGTGCGGGCGCAGGACCTGCTGGGCGCCGATCTGGCGCTGACGGCCAGCGGCTATGTGACCCTGGTCATCGCCGAGCGCGTGGGCGCCTCGGGCGCGTTGACGCTGGGCGCGGCCGGCCTGGTGTTGGACGTGCTCGAGCAGATCAGCAGCGGGGCCGAGACGGAGATCTCCGGGGCCATCGTGGCCAGCGTGCTCGAGCATCTGGGCGCCGTGGAGCGCTATCGGGCGCTGGTGTTCCGGGTCGTGGACGGCCAGCCTGTGCTGGTCGATCCAGGCCATGCCTGGGTGGTCAATACCGAATCCAGCGCCTCCACCCGCTACGAGGGCTACGCCTTCGACAGCTTCATGACCGTGGGCGGCCGGCCGTTCGGCGTGCGTGCCGATGGCGTCTACAGCCTGGGCGGCACCACCGATGCTGGCCTGCCCATCGAATGGGGTGCGGGCCTGGGCAAGCACGACTTCGGCAGCCAGGCCATCAAGCGGCTGGAGTCGGTCCATGCCGGCGTCTCGGCCACGGGCCAGCTGTATTTGCGCGTCGGCGACGGCCAGCAGACCTACACCTACCGCGCGCGGCGCGTGGATGCGGCGCAGCGTGTGCAGCGCTTCGATCCGGGTCGGGGCCTGGCTGCCAACTACTTCACCTTCGACTTGTTGGGCGAGGGCGCCGCCGAACTGGACAACATTGTTTTCGGCGTGGTCGCGGGCCAGCGCCGGATCGGGAGGGGCTGACCATGGCCAATGGACGCGCGCTGCCATCAGCGATTTTGTTTGACGAGCTGCTGGGCCGTGCCTGGGGCATTGCGCTGCAGAAGTACGGCGAAGCCCAGGCCATCGAGTCGCCCGTGGCATCCTTCACGCCCGCCCGTACTGATGGCGCCTACCGGCTGCCCCAGTACAGCAGTGGGTTCAATCCCGCTTCCGCTGGCAGCTGGGTGGCCCAGCACGACAAGGCCCTGGCCCGGCAGCTGGATCAGGTGGCCGACGAATGGGCCGTGGAGTTCCAGGGCGTGATGGACATCGTGGCGCCCGTGGGCCCGGGCTGGCGCAATGCCGTGGACTGGCTGCGCGCCACCATGCACGGCCAGGACGGCCTGGGCTATGTCGGCCAGGACCACCGGATAGCCCAGGCCCGGCAGCAGGGCCTGCAGGTGCTGGGAGGACTCAACCAGCGCGGGCTGCCCGTGCCGGCCGGCGCGGCCCAAGCGCTGCAGGCCGTGGCCGGCGGCGTGGTGGACCTGTACCAGGGCCGGCTGGCCGCCCAGATGACAGCCGACCGCGAAGCCGAGCGCCGCCGCCTGCTGGTGGACGCCGTCACCGAGCTGGCGCGCCTGCGCAATGCCGCGCTGGACACGGCCATGGACTTCGTGTTCGGGCGCATGAACATCATGTACGACGTGTTCGGCCGCAACAACGAGTACCTGACGCGCGTGCGCCGCGACGACCAGGCCCTCGCTGCCCAGATGCAGGTGGCCAGCGCCGAGCTGCAGCGCTGGGACGCCCAGGTCCTGGCCAACCAGGACGGCAGCGCGGCCTCGCAGCGCACCGTCAAGGCCATGAACGACCGCGCGCTGGAAGTCATCGGCCTGAACGTCGAGCAGCAGGTCAAGCGCCTGCGCCGCCTGTCCACCGGCTCCGCATCGGCGCTCAACAGTGCCGGCGTTTCGGTGAACTCGCAGGCCACCGAATCCAACACCGTGAACGCCGAGGAGTAAGCATGGCCACCACCGGCATCGCAATGCAGGGCCTGTCGGCCGCCATCGTCTACACCGCCATCGACAAGATCGGCAAGATGATCACGGACGCCGAAGGCCGGATGCAGTCCAAGATCGGCCCGGCCATCACCCAGATCATCGATGGCATCCCGGGCGAACCCGAGGTCGCCAAGGCTAAGCACAGCAACAGCCTATCGGCCGTGCTGACGGCCCTGGGCCCGGCCTCGGTCGGTGCCTCAGGCCCGGCCGTGGGCCAGCTGCCGTTGGTCGTCGAGCAGGCCGTGGGTACGTTCTTCACGGGCTACAGCAGCGTGGTCAACGACCTGTTCCCGGGGCTGCTGGACGCTGGCGCCGATGCGGACGCCTGGATCCAGTCGGCCCTATCCTCTGCGGTGGGCACTACCTACATCGAGAGCGTGGACCGCGTGGCCGGCGACACCGCTTTCGCGCTGGCGCGCAAGGACGCCTGGGCCGGGGAGCGGGATCTGCTGGATGCCGCCGCCGCCAGCGGCCACCGCTTCGCCCCGGGCGCCACGCACAACGCCATCGCGCGGCTGCACGCCGAAAGCACCCGGGCAGCAGCCGATGCCATCGCCGCAGTGCACGCCGCGCGCCTGCGCGAAGAGCGCGAGACCAAGATGCGCCTGGTGCGCGCCGAACTTGACCAGCGCATGGACCGCATCAAGCAGCTGCACCAGCAGACCGCCCAGGCCTTCCGCGACAAGCTGCGCGCCAGGGGCCTGTGGATCAGCGATCAGGACGCCGTGATCGACAGCTACAACCGCAGCTACGCGCTGCCCGCCCAGTTCAACGCCCGACTGGCGCAATTGGCCCAGGAAGCAGCCCAGCGGCACTACAAGAGCACGGCCGACGCCCTGCAGATCAGCGACGTGGCTGTTGACGTGGCCAAGCTCAAGATGGTCAACGGCCAGGAGATCGTGGACTTCCTGGGCAACATGATCACCACGCTTAACAACCAGGTGCGCGCCAGCGGCAGCTACAGCGGCAGCGAGCGGGATGTGACGGACTGGGATTCGATCCTGAATCCGTGATTCACTGGGCCGCGCCCCCGGCTAGGGTTCGCTCCCGGCGGCCCTGCCGGGAACACTGCAGGGCATGACCAAGCCGGCCAAGCTCAACTTCACGATCTACCAGGGCGCCACGTTCCGGCGGCGCGTGCGTTGGCTCAACCCCGACAAGACCCCCATCGACCTGACGGGCTGCACAGCCCGCATGCAGGTGCGCGAAGAAGTCGAGTCCACGGCCGCGCTGCTGGAGCTGACCACCGAGAACGGCCGGATCGCCCTTGGTGGCCCTGCCGGCACAGCGGATCTGTTGGTCGATGCGGGCGCCACGGCGGCCATCGCCTGGACCGGCGGGGTGTTCGATCTGGAAATCGTCCACCCCGGCGGCGAGGTCACGCGCCTGGCCCAAGGCTCCTGCTGCGTGAGCCCGGAGGTCACCCGTGACTGACGTGCTGGTCGTGCACGAGATCGAGATCCTGGCCGAGCAGGCCCAGGACTCGGTGCTGGTCGAGCAGGTCGAGGAGATCGAGATCCTGGCTGTGGCGGAGCAGGGGCCTCCTGGCCGCCAAGGTCAGCCAGGGCCGCCCGGCGGAGCCACCATTGTCAAGGTCGGCCCTGTGCCCATCAGCGGCCACAGCGTTGTGGCCTGCGATAGCGCGGGCGAACTGGTCGCAGCTGACTCCACCAACCCCGCGCACCGTGGCGCTGTGTTGGGCGTGGTGGCCGACGCCTACAGCCCCGGCGACGACGCCGTGGTGCAGACCGGCTTTGTGCTGGAGCACAGCGGCTGGACCTGGGCGCCCGGCCCGGTGCTGGTCGGGCTGTCCGGTCAGCTTGCCCAGGCACCGCCCACCGGTGCGCTGTTCGCCCAGGTCATCGGCCAGGCCCTGTCTTCCACCCGCGTCCTCATCGACATCAACCCACCAATCACCCTTGCATAGGAGGCCGCCATGGCTGCCAAGAAATTTCTCCGCCTCGTCAACAACTTGGTCACCGAGGTGCTGGGCATCCAGACCTCGGCCGGCGCGGCCAATGCGGGCGACATCGTGGCCCTGGACGATTCGGGCCGCATCGACAACAGCATGATGCCCGTGGGAATTGGCGCCGACACCGCCGTCATCGCAGCCAGCGAGGCGCTCGCGGCCGGCGACTGGGTCAATGTGTGGAACAGCACGGGCGCCAAGGTCCGCAAGGCCGACGCCACAACGTCCGGCAAGGAGGCGCATGGCTTCGTGCTGGCGGCCGTCACCAGTGGCGCCAACGCTACGGTGTACTTCGAGGGCACGAACACCCAGGTCACCGCCCAGACCCCTGGGCCTGTATTCCTGCAGACCACTGCGGGCACGGGCGGCGCCACGGCACCCAGCGCATCGGGCAACGTGGTGCAGCGCTTGGGCGTGGCCGTGAGCACCACCGCCGTGAACTTCGAGGGCGGCGTGCCCGTAGTGCTGGCCTGATCCGCCATGGCTTCTCGGCGTCCCCTGGTCAACGTCAGCGGCAGCATCCGCGAGCTACCCACGGGCGACACGCTGCCCGGCGTGCGCGAGCTGCTCACCGCCGCGCGCACCTACTACGTCCGCACAGATGGCAGCGACAGCAACACCGGGCTGAGCAATACTGCGGGCGGGGCATTTAAAACTCTTCAGCGAGTTGCTGAAATTGTTGTGCCTATAGATTTCGGCGGATACACAATCACCGTGCAACTCGCTGACGGCACTTACACTGACTCTGCCGTATTCACCAAAACATTGAACGGTAGGGTGTCGATTGTCGGGAACGCGTCGAGTCCAAGCAACGTCGTCATATCGACATCTGCAAGCTGCATCACGTCCTCCGGTGCAGGCACTGACGTGACGGTCTCGAAATGTCAGCTTCAATCGTCATCTGTTTCTGCGCTGGTCGCCACAAATGGTGCGTACATCACCGGTACCGACAACATCTATGGGGTGTGCGCCTTCGCGCATGTGGCTGCACTGCTCCGGGGGCAAGTCGTCATCACGGGCACGGCGCAAATTATTGGCAACGCCCCATCCTTTGCAAACCTCGATAACGGCTTCCTCGACACCACACTTGTGGCGTTCACTCTTACTGGCTCTCGATCCTTTGCGGCCGCATTTATCTACGCTGGCTCGCTGAGCTACGCGCGTGTAGTGCTCCCTACGTTCACAGGTTCCGCAACCGGCTCACGGTTCACCACAGCAGGCAATTCGATGATCAACGTGAATGGCGCGGGGGACAGCTTCCTACCTGGCAATGCAGCGGGGACTAGAACCGGCGGGGGTGAATACGCATGATCAGCTACCAGCTTTCGAGCGAAACGGGGCACGTATTCCGCTGGAGCGACGGCGTGCGAGCAACCATCCCATTGATCGATGCTCCAGGCCTGCCGTCCAATCCCGATGCCGTCGAGTATCGCGCGTGGCTCGCAGCCGGCGGCGTGCCGCTACCTGCCGAACTGCGGCCTGCTGCTGAGATCGCTGCCGGGCTACGCCAAGCCTTGGCTGCTGAGTACCGGCGCCGCATGCAAGTCATTGCCGCAGGCTACCCGCTGAGCGAGCGAGAAAGCTGGCCCGTCCAGACGGAAGAGGCGAGGGCGCTGGAGGCTGACCCCGCTGCAGCCTCGCCATGGATCGACGCTGCAGCGCTGGCGCGCGGTCTCGACCGCCTGGTGCTGGCTGAGCGTATCCGGGCCAAGGATGACGCATACCGCCAAGTGCACGGCCTGCTGACGGGCACGCGCCAGCGCATCGAGGACCAGATCGACGCTGTGGCCGACGACGCCCTGGCGCTGTCACAGATCGATGTCGCGGCCGGCTGGCCTGCGGCCCCCGTGTAGGGTTCGCCAGCGCGGCCCGGCCCCGGAATCATCGGGGCCATGAAGAAATACCTCGTATCCCTGCTCGCGCTGATGGGCATCCACCAGCACCTGAGCGCAGAGCAGCGGCAGGACATTGCCGGCGCCATCATGCAGGCCACGCCGGGCGCCGCCGCGACCGGGGTGTTCAAGGTCTGGGGCCTGCCGTTGAGCGACTGGCTCGTCGTCGCGTCCCTGGCCTTCATTGCGCTGCAGGCCGGCTATCTGGTCTGGAAGTGGCGCCAGGACTATCAGCGTGCCCAGCAGCGGCAGCGCCTCGCGCGCCTGGCCGGGCTGAAGCCGGAGCCTGAAACCGACTGGGGTGCGCCATGAGCACGGCCCGCATGCCAGCGGCAGGCCTGGGCGTTGGCGCGGCCATTCTCGCGGCCTGGATTGCCGCAGAAGGCTTCAGCGCAGATCCGATCATCCCGGTTCGCGGCGATGTTCCCACCATCGGCCACGGTGCCACGCGCTACGAGGACGGCACGCGCGTGACCATGGCAGATCCGCCCATCACCAGGGAGCGCGCCCGCGACCTGGCCGCGAACCTGCTGGAGCAGCAGTACGGGTCCTGTGTGCGCGATTCTCTGGGCGACGCGCTGGTGCACTCGACCGAGTTTGCCCAGGCCGTGGACTTCGCGGGCCAGTACGGCTGCGGCGCATGGCGCGGCTCCTCGATGCTGGCGCGCACACGGGCTGGGGACTATGCCGGGGCCTGCAACGCTTACCTGGCCTATCGCTACATGACCAGCGCCCAGCCGCTGCAGGGCTACAGCGCCTACCAGTGGGGCGCGGCAGGCCGCCCGAAGCGCTGGCGTTACGACTGCAGCACGCCCGGCAACAAGGTTTGCCGCGGCGTCTGGACCCGTCAACAGGCGCGGCACGCCGCGTGTATGGAGGCCCAGCCGTGAGCCCGATCTGGATCGCAATGTGGTGGTACTGGTGGAGGGGCGGGCGGTGATCCCCGCGCTCTACACCCACCTGGGCGCCGCCGCCGTGGCCGCCGCGTTGGCATGGCAGTTCCAGGGCGCGCGCCTGGGCGTCGAGCTGGCCGAGGCCCGGCTGGAAACCACTACCCAGCAGTTGGCCACCAGCACCGCACAGCGCGCGGCAGACGCCCGCGTGCGCCAGGCCGAGAAGGCCGTGGCCACCAAATACCAAGGAGCCCTCAATGCCGCCCGTGACCGCGAGGCGCTGCTGCGCCGTGATCGTGACCAGCTGCTCGCTGTTGCTGACGGCCTGCGCGAGCAGTCCGCAGATGCCGCCCGCCGACTTGCCAGCGCTCCCCCCGCTGCCGTCATTGAGTACGCCACTGCCCTCGGAGTCGTATTTGAAGACTGCCGCGCAGCGTATGGGGACATGGCAGCAAAGGCTGCAGGCCACGCAGCTGATGTCCAAACCCTCGGCGCCGCCTGGCCCGTGATACCGAGCCTGCCGGCCGCAGGCACCACCGCAGAAGGCAATCCATGAACACCTCTCCCATCAAACCCACAATCGGCCGCCGTGTCTGGTTCCGCCCGAGTGTTCAGTTTCTGGAGCGCAACCCAACCGTGACGCAACTGGGGTCTGGCCAGCCGATGGACGCCGGCATCGTCTATGTTCACCACGACCATATGGTGAATCTGGCCGTGTGTGACCACGTTGGCCGGACGCATATGGTGCCGAGCGTACCGCTTCTGGCCGGTCAATGGGAGCCGAGCGACGATGAATACATGGTGTGCGAATGGATGCCGTACCAGAAGGGCCAGGTGGCGAAGGCCGAAGCCGCGCCAGGCGCTATCGAATCCAAGGCCTACGGCGACGGCACAACAGCCACCGGCCCAGGCCCTCTGCCCGACCTCTCTCCGACCGAACAGTCCATCGAGGCCGAGATCCAGGCCAAGGGCAAGACCGCGCCGCGCGTCACGCCGGATGACATCCAGCGGGAGATCGTGGAGGAGACCTACTTCACTGCTGCCGAAGGCCGGCATGGCCACTCGCACAAGAACCACGGCTTCCAGTACGCCGAGTCGGCGCAAAGCCCTCTCAATTTGCTGACGTTCTGTGTTTTGGAGCTGCGCAACGGCTTCACCGTCACAGGCGAGTCGGCCTGCGCGTCCCCCGAGAACTTCGACGCCGCCATCGGCCGCCGCATCGCGCGCGAGAACGCAGTGCAGAAGATCTGGCCGCTGCTGGGCTTCCGGCTGCGCGACAAGCTGGCGGGCATCAACGACCCCAGCAAGGCGGAGCGGGTGCTGGGCGAGGTGCTTTCTGTGGTGCAGCACTACCTGCCGCCCGACGGTGGCACGGCGCACGAGGCGATGGGCAAGATCATCGGGCTGGTGGACCCCTGGCCGTTGAGCAATCGTCCGGTTGGAGCCTAAGCCGCAGGCGCAGGGTCAGCCGGCGCTATCGACACGACAGTGCCGTCGATTGCAACCATCTCGCCTCGGGTTGTGGGGTCGGCATCGAGTGGCACGCCCCACATGATCCCTGGATGCTCGCCTTTGTGCATGACGTGGTCGAGATGGTAGAGCTCCTCGGGCGGCAACCTGAACCGCTGGGGATACTTGTCGCTGCCGTGAGCCTTCCAGTGGCCGGCAAAACCAGCAACGACGCGCTGGTGGACTGTGTGTTTGGGGTGTGTCGGATCGATTGGCATGGGCGGCATTGTGCCGCGCACGTGCCGTTACTCGGCTTGCCTCATCGCCGCGGCGCGCGCTGCTTCTGCCGCTTCTCGAGCTTCCTTTTCGGCCTGGATTACCCGTTGCTGTGGCGTCATTGATGCGCCGTCGTAGCCGCCTGTGGCGCGCTCACCGATCTGTATGTGGGAAATCCGAGACGCTCCGTAGAACAGCGCTGCAGCGATGATCAGTAGCACGATGAACCTCATGCAGCCATTGTGCCGTCCGCCCGTCATTTTTTGACGGTCTTGGACGTACACGTAACTTTCGAGAAGCACTACATACCCTTCAGTTGCTGCTTACGCGCAAAGCGCCAAGGTTGGCCGACCATCGCCGGACCGCATCTGTAAACCGGAGTAGGCAAATGGCTAAACCACGATATGACGATTCTCAGCTCAAAGATCTGTTGCTGCAGATGATGGAAACGGAACTCGGAGGTGAGCAGGTGTATAGAACTGCTCTGACCTGCGCCCTGAACGATGACCTAAAAAAGGAATGGGAAGAGTATCTCGAAGAGACGCTCAGCCACCAGAACGTGGTGCGCACTAAATGTGAACTGTTGGGGGTCAACCCGGACGAAGCTTCGCCTTCCCGTGATGTCGTGAAGCACATAGGATCATCGCTGGTGAAGGCGATGGAATTGGCTCTCAGAGGTGGTAGCGCAGCCGCTGCGCAACTCGTGGCGTGCGAGTGCGTGGTCCACGCTGAGACCAAGGACCACGCCAACTGGGAGCTCCTGGGCAAGGTCGCCGAGGTGGCTACAGGTGAAACGGGCAAGGCCCTCAAGGAGGCCCACGCTCGAGTGGAAAAGGACGAAGACCATCACCTGTACCACACCAAGGGATGGTGCCGCGAGCTGTGGATCCAGAGCTTGGGTATGCCAGCAGTCCTGCCTCCCCCTGAAGAGGTCAAGCAGGTTGAAACTGCCATCGGCGCATCTCGAGCGGAGCAGCAACGCGAATCCATGCTGTGA